CAACGCTTTCTATGGGCTCAATTATCCCACGGCGAAGGGCGCTACTCTCCATCTCTTTGGAGGGTTTAAGGAAAGAACTTTCCTCAACGGTTTTCTCTGCCCAATCGGATATTTTTGAAAGTGTCGGGGTTTCTTCGGGTGATTCACCGTGACGCGCTGCACGGGCATATCGTCCAACCGTTGTAACGGCTGCACGAGGAATTACGGAAAGGACATCACCTACGACCCCGCGGCTGGGAGCCTGTGCCTGTTCGGGCAGTGTCGCCGTCGATGCGAAAATGCTTCTGCGGGGCAAAACTCCGGCTTCGGCGTCCATAGGATCGTAAGGAGGGATAAGCCCGGTATCGGGCTTCTGGACATTCGGCGCAATTGCGCCAGTATCAAACGGGTCAACAAATGGCTTTCTGGCCTCGTTGGTCAAAATTTCAAACGGGTCAACAAATGGTTGTCTATCCGCCATTATTTTCCTCCGTAGCGTTTTTCATATTCAGCCGCGATTTCATCATCTGTGTACCCCGGATTACTTTGTTTTGCCTTGGCAATAAATTGTTCGCGTGTGGGCTTTGCGGCGTTAGCGGCCTGAGCGGATTGCCCACCTCTGCCTTTGGATTCTTCCATTTCAAGCAGTTGCCAAAGATTATCAACCTGTGCGCGTAAATCTTCCGTCCTCTTCGCGTTCTGTTCTTCGTCCAGCGTAATGTCGGGCTTGGTCATTGCGTCCGTATACTTCACAATCATGTCGTGCAGCGTTTGACTACGCATATTTTTCGCCCGGAACGGCTGCGCTGCCGCCTCTGCATCATACTTCCTTGACTGCGCTTTGAGTGATTCTGTCTCAGCCTGTAGTTTCGGGAGGGTGGCCTGAAGCTCTGCGGCTTTGAGATCATAGCCCCATTTGTCCTTGTACGCCTGGAAAGCCTTGTTTCTTCGATCAGCAATCAATGCTTGCATCCGTCTTGCCTGTGCAGGCCCGTGAGCCCCTTCCATCAAGTTGGATTCATCAAGGGTTCGAAGATATGATTCCTGTGCCGGGAGAACTGCTGCTTGGCGCGCGGCAACGAGTGCGGCCGTCTCGGGGTCCATCTGGCCCTGAATAACCTGACCGCCTCCCGTTCCTTCCATGGATCGAAGCGAAGTTCTCTGCCCGGTTGCGGGGATGAAATCGCCTTCATCGTAATTAAGCTGCTTGCTGGCCGCACGAGTGGAACTTCCTGCATCAGGGAGCACGCTCATTTGTGCCGGACGAAGTGGAGCTATCGGACGACGAAACCCGCGCCATGGTTCCGCGCCTGGCTGATTAGTGAACAACGGTTCGCCCTTCTCGCCGCGGGCAATGACCCCGGTCGACGACGGCAATACCGCTCCTTCTCCCGGGACGCCTGCAGCACCCATCTTGAACCCCTCTACGTCGGTCGGGTCCGGGGTGTCCAGGGTAGCCGCATGTGCGGTCATACCCGGTTTATTTGCAGTGGGTGTGACTCCCGTACCTCTCGGCAAAAACCACTCCCCGCCCTGCGGTTCAAGCTCGAGATCATCGACAGCCGACAGGTTCAACGTGTTTGCGGGCATGATTTTTTTGACTTTCCCGCCCCAGTAGTCTATGGCATCAAGTCCCAGATCGACTATCCCTTGGCCAGGATATTTATATGGTCGCGTCCCTCTTCCGAGCCCTCGATCGATGTCCTGCATAAATCGCGTTCCTTCGGACGCCGGGGGAGGGGTATACATTTTGTCCGATTTGGATGCAGCTACCGACCCTGGGAGTACCTGATATTTATCAACGTCATCGTTCGTGTATGGCTTTACCATCTTCCCCTCCGCAACTGCTTGTTCAGGAATTCTTACCTATAAAAACTACTCGTTTGTTATCTGTTCGCCGCTTTTCCAACGCTGAATAACCGTGCCCAAACTGTCAAGAGCTGCCACGGCCTTTGCTGTTTTTATACTTGCAACCGCCGATTTCGCTTCAAGATTTATTTTCGACGCCCCGATGTAGGCTTTCAAATTTGTATCTGCGGATTCAATGAAATTTAAAACATTTGCCTTTTGTGCTTCAAGCGAAAGCAGTCCTTCCGCCTGCATGAGTTTTGATTCCTCGGCAGCCAATTCAATGCCGGTGCCGAATACATGGCCGTCTGTCCGGTATGTCTGAATATACCCATTGGACTTGGCAATGAAGCCTTCTATTTTTTTCCCGAGCTTTAAAAGCACGGAGGTATAACGATCGATTAGCGTTCTTCGTCTGTCTACTAGGGCCGCGACATCTGCCTTACCGGTGTCGAGTTGCTGCAGGGCAGACCGCAGTCTGTATTTGATCGCCTCAATATCCAATGATGTGACCGACATAACGGCTTCAAGTGCCCTCTGCGCCTTAGAGTCGTAGTATGCAATAATGAGTTGGTTGTAACTGATCCCAGCATCCAACGCGCGATATTTATTTTCCAGCGACAATTTTGACTGTGCTATCATGATGTCCTTGCTCAGGCCGAAATCATCCAAACGATATTTTTCATTCACGGACAAAACTACGTCCATGTGATGGCCCTGCGGCATGGTGAACCCCCTGCCTGATTGCGCGGCAAAGCCTGCATCGATCGCTCGTTGCCGCTCAAACTCGCGCCTTGCCTGCCCTTTTTCATAGAGCGCTTCTTCTGCGGAATCAGAGTAGCCTTCCCCTCCCTTTGCAATTTCGGATTCGATGATGTTTTTGAGAATTTGGTCCAGCGCGTTGTCTGTTTGATAGTCGCCTTCAACAAACGTCCAATCGCTCTCTTGGGGGATTACTACCGCGTCCGAAAGACTTTTGAGTGTGGCAAGTTTCGTTTGAACATTATTTAAGGCACTGTCAAACGCCGTTAAATTGCGGTCCAAATCTACTTCATCTTCCTCCAAATCGGACACTACTCCGTCAATCTTACCAAATTCTGCAACAGCACTCGCTATTCTGCCGACATCCGGGAGGCCGGGCGTCTCTATTGCCGGTGACGCCTCCGCATATTCAATATTGGCTGGGTTAAAAACTCCAGGATGCATATTCGAGACATCGGCAAACTGCTCTGCAAGGTCAGTCAATGCATTGTCTGCATCAGTGGCAATGGACTCTGCCAGATTTATACGTGCAACAATTTTATCTTCAAGAGTAGCCATGTTTTATGCTGTCACCTGTGCTTCTGTTTTCTCCCCGCTCAACATAGAGATAACCGAAGTTACACTTCCCTTAGCGGCCGATGCAAGCGCTTTCTGCACCGCCGTTCCTGTTTTAATGGTTCCCATTCGGACATCAACGATGTCCATGAAAGCCTGCAGATTGTGAGGCAACACCCTAATTGCCTGTTCAATGTTCCACATAAGCGTTTCCATCTTAATCTTGTTTTCCGACTGGTCGAACTTCGGTACCTCTGCCGCCGCCCTCTGTGTAATGCCGTACACGTACCCATCGGCCTGATACGCATCCATATACCCGCCAGCAACGGAAATAATTGCATCAAGTTTCAGGGCAAACGCTCTGGTTTTCTCCCGGAACTCTTCCATTGAGATCTTCCTGCCATCTGAAATCATACCGACATTCGCTCGTTGCATCTCGGTTCTGCCGTCAATGACTGCTAATTTCAGGGCAGCAAGATCCTGCCCGAGTTTCAAAATGGTTTTTGCGATGGACAAGGCGCGGATCGCCTTACTCTGGAAGTAGCCGATCAGAATCTGATCGTACCTGAGCCCGGCTGCAATGGCACGCTGTTTATTATCAATCGAAAGTGCGTCCTGTTGCATTATGATTTCCCGATCTGCGTCTGCATCGTCCATTGTCTGCCGTTGTCCGATATACGACGCTGCGTCTGCCAGAATGTCTGATGGGAGGCTGAACCCACGGCCGGAAAACTCGGCCATAACATCGGTCATTTCCTTCTGGTTTGCGGCATTACGTCTGCTTCGGTCATTCGTGTAATAAAAGGACTCTTTGGCTGTTGAACTTCCTGCGGCACTGGACAGGGAATTTTGTATCTGCGACTGTACGGATGCGATAAGATCAGCAATATACGATTGTTCATCGAACATATCATTCGCATTTGGGGTCGTGATCTCGTCCGTGGCGATCTGAAGGCTGTCCAGTCGGGCTTCGGCATCGCTTAATTTCCCTTGCATATCAGAGAGCAAGTCGTTTGTTTTGGCGTCCGGCGAAGGTATCTGGTCGACCGCAGTATCAGCGCTGGACAGTGCCGTATCGGAATCAGTCAGTTGAGTGAATGCAGGAATCTCCACACTCGAAAAGTTTGGAGTTGTTCCTGGATACGATACGGTCCCAGGCTGAAAATAAGGGGCCGCTTGAGCTGCGAGTTCGTTCAGCGTCGGCATGTACGCATTGATCGCATCGATGGCTGTTGTCGTACTATCGTCAAGAGTGTCAAGATTGCTGTCTACTGCAACTCTGATATCGCTGGTACTCAATTCTCTACCTCGTTCTCTTTGGGTTTACGATGTCTGTACGGATAGTCAATGTCGTGATATCAAAATCCGCGCCATCGGTATTTTCAAATTTAACCGCCACAAAACGTTCCTTATGACCCTTTGCAAACGGAATGCGTTCATCGCTTAAATTTGGCCGGTCCCCCTGAACATCATAGCCAGTCATATCGGATTCATCCTCATTTTCGATAATGGTCAGAACCCCGGTGCCGTCCAGCCTCCCAGATATCCAGGCATCTACGAGCTTCTGTACCTGCGGGCTGTGAATATCCATGGTCCCGGTTTTGATATGAGCGTCGATTGCCGTGCCATCGTCGTCATCTCCCTCGACAAGATGCACCCCGCTTGATGTCGCTCCGTATAGCCGATCGTTTAATATTGAAAAACTGTTGAACTCAAATCCTGTATATTTCGTAATTGCTTTATTCCGCATGTTTACCGCAATGCCAAAATACTCCGGTGTCGCACGAACGGTACTACCTGCTGCATTAACGATCAACGCCGCAAGTAAGCCGTTACCTACTCCTACTGCGCCCGTTATGCCATCTGCTTCTCCGGTTATGGCAGGGAGATCTGCTTCTCCGTCCCCGATGCTCCCGGAAACTCCCGTTCCGATCGAGTCAAGCGCAGGCAATAGCCCCTCGCCAACACCTACCGCTCCCGCCGACCCATCCCCAGCCGATGAAAGCGCCGGCAAAACACCTGCGCCTGTTCCCCCCGACCCCGTGGTCCCCGTGGCTTCAGATGTAAGAATAAGTGCCGGGAGAACCCCGGCGCCTACTGCGGGCGTTATACTCGAGCCGCTTGCATCCCCGGTCATGGCTGGCAGGACACCATACCCCCACCCGGAAACCATCGTGTTGAGCAGATACCAGTTGACCCGATTATTCCCAGCGTCTTCAACCCACAGGAAATGGCTATCAACGGCACAGTTAGTTGGATAATTTAACTCTGCCGTTGACGGTCCATACCCAAATGATCCGAATTTGAAAATAAAGTTTCCATCATGGTCGAATATCTGGAACCGGTGGTTATTGTGGTCAACGACATAGACAAACCGTGAATCAGCAGCTATCCCCTTGGGGAAATCAAATTCCCCATCGCCATCGCCATATGCACCCCACTGTGACACATATACCCCATCCAGGGTAAACTTCTGGATGCGATGGTTTCCGGTATCCGATACATAAACATGCTCGCCATCATTAGAAACGCCGTGCGGAGAACTAAACTCTCCATCCCCTGTTCCGTAAGATCCGAACGAAAAGAGCACATTTCCGTCATAATCCGTGACCTGAATACGGTTGTTCCCAGAGTCGCAGATATACAGATATGGGGTGCTGGTGGCGGATCCGGACACAACAACATCGCTGGCGCTTACATCAGGAATTAAAGCGTCTGGGGTAGCCCTTGATGGATCAACCGTCGATGATAATGCAGAACGGAACCACCATGGCCGTAACGGACCTTTGAAAAGAGGTGGCATCGATTACCTTAGTTTAGTGCCACCACTTCATAGGTATGAACGGTTAGGGTATTGCCTGCATCATTTATGCTCCATGTGCCGAAAACATTGAGTGCCTGTGCCGCAGTAGAATCAAAGCCGGTACCCACTGCCGGAGCAGAAGCAGGAGCAACCACGGTCACTGCGCCGGTTGCCGCCGCTGACACGCTTTCCGAGGTAATGCAACCCATGCCCATCAGGTTTGCGGATGTCCCGCTCCCAATTGCCCGGCAGGTCAATTCAAACTCTGCCAGAAATGATACGTTCGTCTTTGCCGTCGCGTTCAGTTGGATCGCCTGTGTGGTGAAGGCGATCACCGCACCGAGCCGAACATCAAGGGTCAGCGTCCCGGGGGTCGTAACGATGTTTGAAATTCTCCCCCCTACTTTAATACGGAGCTTTTTACCGATTTCAAAATAGTTCGCGGGGAGCGTGATCACCGCTGCGGCTGGGATGATGCTTGTTGGAGTGACGGATGCGCCATACGCTGTCCCGTCTGCCTGCCCTACAATTAACGTCTCCATCCATTCTCTTTTTGCCATTTCAATGTCCTCCTAAAAAATTGGTTTTATGTCAGTCTGAATACGATATTCCCCACATTAAGCGCAGTGCCTGCGGCCTTTGTGACTTCTGTCGTGAACTGCAGGTATCCAATAATTACATCTGCCGTCACGTCGTAGAACATGACCCCTGGTGTAGGGCCAATGGACGCACTCACCGCATTTATGGATACTGTTGGTGCCGTTGCATCGCATCGGTTATAGGTGTTATTTTGCGTCACCGTGACGGTTCCTATGGATTTTGAGTTTTGTGTGTATCCGCCCGATGCCGTTGCCAACTCATCATCTGAGGACAGTGTTTTGACCGCTGTTGAATTCACCACGGCTTCATTAAACGTGATCTTGGAAGCCGTTACCGTAGCAACTGTGAACGGCCCAGGGTTTAGCGTGTCGTTGGACGTGCATTTGTTATCCTGGACAAACCCATCGGAAATAAAAGACCCCCCATCTGTCCGCGACACGGAATTATCTGCCGCAGCCCATACAAGATTGATTGCCCCGGTATTCGTCCTTATATTCTTGAGTTGTGCATGGTTGTCCGTACTGAACACGAATCCAGATCTCATGCAGAGCATCCGGATGGTGTCCGTAGATTCATTCACCAGTTTCTTTTTGAGTGCATACTTGTAGTAATTAGTGGGCGTAAAAACGTCTGCCATAGTAATTAATCCTCTCTTATGCGTACACGATCGATTTCCTGCGTGCCGTGAAGGACTGAGCAGGTTGTCGGCCGCCAGAATTTACCAAGAGCAGTGCCGAGCCCGCCGAATGTTTTGAGCAGTCCCCCGTTAACATTGTATATCTTCACCTGGTTCCCTTCAGTATCGACGATGAAATATCCTATTTGTCCCATGATGCTTTGAATGGTCGATCCCGGGGTCGAGCCCGCGGCTACTCCACTACTACCATCAAACACAATCGGAAGTGCGGTGGCAATAATCGTCATGTGATATGTATCAGAACCCTCCGCATTTGAGGCCGTGAGTTGCACGGTATAAATGCCTGCCGAACTGAACACGTACGTCGGATTCTGCAAAACCGAAAACTCGACTCCGTTTTTTTTCCACGACCATGCCGTAGGGGTGTTTGTGGAAGTGTCAGTAAAGTTCACCGTAAGCGGGGCCTGCCCCTGATAAACATCCACAGTGAACGATGCGTCCGGAGCACCTGCCAATGTTGCCTCTCCGAGGCCCGTGGTGCAGGTAGCGGTCAAGAGTGTCGGCGCAGTGGGTGGCGGAGGCGGCTCTTCGAGGGAAACAAGCACTCCTATATTCGCCTCAACTACCTCAACGCATGTGCCAGTACCTGTATTCCCGCTGATCCCTTCCAAAAAACCATAACTTGATGAGATTGTTATGCGGCCTTGCCCATCGATAAAGTTAGTCGGGATGGTATCTGTGAATATCAGATCTCCCACAGGAATACTAGAGTTTTCCCGATGCAAAAACGCAATGACATTTGCGCTTGATAGACCTGAAAGTCCGTCAAAAATACCACCTGCCAAAGCTGCATTTGAGCGTACTGTACTATCTATCAGCGCAGATGACGTAAATCCTGATATTCGGATCATTACGCCAGCAATGTTACTTCCTGCCGCATGTGTAAATGTATGTGATGCCGTTCCAGATGACGACACAAAACGATATGCCACTACTCCATTCAACGTTGCTCCGTTGGCTGTTTGATGAAGTTGCGTCCAACCGGCAGGTATGCCGATGGCAACATTGTCGTGAGCGGTCACAACGGCAAATTCAAAGGTGTTTAATGACGAAGCCACGGTCAAAAACGTCAGGTCTCCGCTATCTGCTGTTGCTTTTTTTAATGTAGTAATGGCCATGCTTTACACTCTATACCCCGCACTGCACTGACGCTATATTAGTATATGTGGAATTACCGCCTGCGTTATATGCCCTCACCCTGAAATAATTCAAAACCGTAGGGTCTACCGCGTGGAGGTTCTTGGTGACGAGAAGGGTATTTACTCCCGCCGCCGTTGTCGCAATTTGAGACCATCCAGACACACCGTTCAATGAATGTTCGACCTTAAATCCTGTCTCGTCGCCCGAATTATCCTGCCAGGAAAGCAATACCCCTGTGTCGATCGCCACTTGCTGAGATATGCTGGTACCTTCTATAGTGAGCGTAACCGTATACACCCCAGTCGAAGGGAACAGGTGGTGTGGATTAATTTCTGTTGACGTTGTGTTGTCCCCAAAGTCCCAAAGACGCGCGCCGGGCTTGGTTGACGTATCAGTAAATTGCGCCGAGATATCACCGACCGTATACGAAAACCCGACCGTTTCCGATTCGCTTGTCACGGCCTGCGAGATTGTGATGGCCACGGTTTTTGACGATCCCCCGCTCTCGTTTATTACCGTTAGTGTCACTTGGAAAACACCGGCACTATTGTACTGATGGAGTGGCGATGGGTTGTACGTAAATTCACCATCTCCAAAATTCCACCTGTATTGAGATATCAGACCTGTGGAATTATTAATAAACCCGACAATGGCGTTGGCATACACCACGTACGTGAAATCGGCATATGGCGCCGCTACTGATGTGGGCACTACCACCCCGCCCCCAGGTATTGTCCCGGCTGTTGAACCCTCATAATTCGGGTCCAGTATCCACTGCCCGGGTTGATCCGGGTTTTCTATAAACCCTGCGAGCGGAGGCGGCCCGATGTAGCTGCTGGTTGGAGGCATAATTAACTCGCCATAAGGCAAAGACCGTTTATTCTCTGCACATGCCCTCCCCCATCATCTTTTTGCGGAGGGGTGATATCATTGATTTTTATTCCCGCCGTGTTAAACAGCCACCACTTCCTGTCTGTAACATCTGGATAGCAGGCGTCTGATGAAGGTGGGAACGCAATTACTGTTTCGTCAAAATTCAGGGACAAATTATTCTGAGCGTCATAAACGAGATCATGCCGGTAATTTACCGGGAACACATCGAATCCTATTAAAAGCATCCCGCTTGCGCTGGACGTATCAATGCGCGTTACATGATAATTTTCTTCTCCTAGTGCCGCCCCGGAAGCGTCATAGCCCACATCCGCCCATGGTATCTGGACCACGTGCGAATGAACCGCAGAAATGGGAGGGCCGACATACGCCACCTTTCTCACGGTCAAGCGGTACTCGCGGGTGTAATGTTCATACGGGATATCGGTGATCACGCCGTTTACGGCAACGTGGTACGTGGTTATCGAACGAACCATTGTTTTGCGCACCTGGCACTGAGCCCCGACTGAAACGACATTCTTCGTATACGGCAGCAACTCGTCGCTATGGCTGTCATAAACCGTCTTGCAGTAAACAACCGCTTTAAACCCGCTATCCATGTGCGAATGTAAAATCCGGTATCTTGTATTTCTGATAATAAGCGGCCCAAAGACTTCATTGTCGTGCGCTTTCGTAACTGCTTCCCATCCAGAGGATTCGATAAGTGCGTCCGCGCAGTAAAGTTCGGTCATCATAGAATCGAAGTCGCCGTTTTTCTGCACCCGGATATACGTCTGCTTTCCGTCGCTGTAAATTGCATACGGCATGCGGATGTCATCCGCTATGGTTGACGCCCCCGAGCTTATGTCTGAGTCTATGAAATAGCAGGTTTCATCCGCTGGATCTGAGCATCGACGATAAACATCGCCAGCCAGCATCGTACCTGTCGTAATATTATACGTTTCGCGCCTTGCCGGCTCAGCCATGAGCGACCCTAACCATGTATCTGTTCTGGACCGAACAAGGTTGACTTTATGCTCATATTCATTGCTTGAGTTGAGTTGTCTGTATGCTGCCGCTCCTATTACCGTATCATTCGCCTCGCCGTAGTCGGCGACCTCTGTATAGGTTATTTCCCCATCTGCGAGTTTCACCCTGAATATTCTCCGCATCTTTGCCAGCGCGTCCCGAAAATTCTCAGACTGATACGCATCCCAAACAAATGTTGCCTCGTAACCTGTCCACGGAACTATCATGGTCAATACCGAATCCCCGAGGTACTGCGTGAAGAACGGTCGTGCTGCATAAATTGAGTACGGCGCAAACGTGAGACTGTTTATCTGCCGGACGAAATTATAAGTGTAATCATAAGGACCGGGGCCTCCCCATACCACCTGCCACGTGTACGCTTGAAAAGTTTCATCCTCAATAGCACTGTTTAGAACATAACGGACAGCCTTTCCCCGTGACACACTCTTTGCCGAAATACCTGATCCGCAGGCTGGGATGCCAAGATGCCCGGGATTCCAAAGGTAAGTATTGTTGAACGGATTTTCCGGGTCTAGTGTTAATGGCAACCCAGTTTCCGGGTCTGTGTCCGTTAGCGCGTAAAGCCCATCATCCATAAGACTCCAGCCGGGGGGACACGCCGGGAATTCTTCCGTGTCCCGGCATATTTCCGCACCGGACATAGACAAAAACCGCTTGACTGAGTAATCGCCGGTCGTTGCGCCGGCATAACAAACAATAAGAAACTCCGGCCCGCGGGCCGTAATACGGATCTCATCTTCACAATCCACGCCGGTTTTTAAAAATATCTCGACATCGTTAAGCGGCAGTAGTTTCGTCGCCCGGTCTTTGCCGGTATTCTCCACGTACCGTTTAAGAGCCGCCAAGCGGGCCTTTGCAAAACCCTCCATGGATGCAGCTTTTACAATGTCTCCGTACAGTTTACGGATCAAAAGATTTCCCCTATGCTTGCGTGCTCCTTACGATTCGGTCCCTGGCCATGTCAAAGAATACGTGTTCACGAATTTAAAGTCTCCTACCACGAAGTTCGTGCCAGATGCAAAGTTTAAATCTCCGTTCGCCGTATTCACTGTCCCCTGAACTCGTTTTTGTGTGGTCGTAAGCTGGCCATCATCGGCATCGAGAATGAGCCTGTAATGAGTGGCTGTCCCGGCGGTCGCAACCGTACCTTTCCATTCCTGCGTGGAAAGTTTTTCAATTATCCCCTGGGAGATATCAGCGACGGGCTCAAACTGCAGACCGTAAGCATCGGCGGTAATGACTGACGTCGCCCATGCGCCCGTACCGGCACCTGCACCCGAAATCGATGCGGAATAGTCAAACGCCGTGCCTGCAACCGTAGCTTCAATGTCCAGCGTCCCGGTGTTGTCCGTAAAAGTAAATTTCTGGTAGACATCTGGGTTATTGATCGTGCAGGCTGGGGTCGTTACTGCGATCGCTCCCGAAGCCACCCGCCAAGCATTGTAAAGACCGGTGCAAATCTCTGCCGCCGTCGGCGTGCCGTCGTCCGTGAAGGTAACAAGTGTGCCGTTGAGAGTAATACCCCAGACCCCGCCATTGGCTGTACCCGGGGTCGGGGTAAACCTGATTTTTTGGGCCGCCTTGACCGATGCGCCTGACCCCGTTATTGTGCAAAGAAGCGTCCCCGTCTCGGCAAGGTCGGCTGCCGTATACCCGGCCGCAATTTGCGCTGCTGTGGGAGAAGGAGCTGTCCCGCCATACACTTTCAGCTTTGCGCATCCACGGTTGAAAATCGCACGAAGATCAAGCGTGTGGAGTGCATTGTTTCTAGCCCCGCTGGATAACGATATCATTGTAGTGTTCCTCCTATTCCTGTATTACTGATATGGCTTGGTAAAAACCTTTTCTGTTCTTTCGTAAAACGCTTGCCCCTGTAATGCCTTCTTGTGGAACAACTTTAGTCAAGGCGAGATTAAGCATCATCCCCCCGGCAAAGCCGATGCACGGGCCTTTTTGCGACATCCAGAAAACAGCTTTCCCCTGCAGCGGCACCTTGCTGGAAACCAGCGAGGCATCGAACTTAAGCGATGTATATGGAATAGCCGCATAATCGGCTACTTCTTCAACAGCGAATTCAGACGGCTTTTTGCCGCGAATAAATACTGTCTGATTCCTCCATGAGGCATAAATCCCATCTGCAACCGACTTCCACATCGTTATTTGCCCAGGGAACCAAAAAAATGCACTCCGTGGGACCGCTCGCCCAAAATCCAGAGCTTCCGAATAGGCTACGCGGCCACCCTGTATCGTGTAGAGCCGATCATCATAGAAATCAACAATCTGGCCTGCAGGCATTGTGGAACTCGCCATTTTGGACACCGTAGGCAATGTACCGCCAGTATTATGCTCAATGATCCCGAGCACGTAGCCGTTTGAGTAAGAAATCTGGTTGTTAATTTCATCGAAACTCATCTGCGCTCCGACTGTCAGGCCAGAGCGGATGATGATAGTGGGCATTGAAATATTTTGGGGATCGATAGAGACCAGTGTCCCACCGGTAACCCCAAGCATGAGATCCCGTGCGGCATTACTCCACAATGAATGGTAATCTCCCGCGATGATAGGTGCGCCAAACCCCTCACGCCTGGAAACGCGTTTTCCCTCATCATCCACGTCAACGTTATTCCCTTCGCGGAGATATGGGGGCTTGGTGGACGTAACATCCCCTTCATCCTTAATGCCAGCCCATTTTGTGAATTTAATGGTCATTTATGGTTCGACTTCCTCTGCGCGTCCCGATTAATTCGCCGGTGTAAAATCGACGTAGAACTCCTGGCCCTCGGTGAACTTGCCGATGAGCGCCGGATTCGTGATCGACATTTTCAGTTCCGCTGAAGGCGTCCATCTGGCGAACGTGTTGTTCTCGTCGCTGCCGTCTTCCGGGTATCCGTCGATTTTCGCAACGGCGCTGAACGACAGTTCCTCGGATGATCCATAATTCTTTACGCTTAATACTTTCATCTTTGCTCTCATTTGCATTGTATTTCCCCTTTCGTTCCTAAAATGTTCCATCGAGGATCCAGTCCTCGAGGCGCTCCAAAACATCATTGCTTGTATGCCCGTCCCATGCGGGAGCGAACTTCTTTTCTTCGATTCCATGCAGCATGTGATACATCGATTCCGGGAGGTGATAGGTAATATCGCCTTTCGGCGTCCGCATGCCGGCTATGAACCAGCCCTCATGAAAACTGCCATCGTTATGCCGGAGTGACCGCCAGGACATCAACGGGTGGCTTTTCATCAGCGCGATGAAGATCAGGCACCTGTGCTGATAGAGTTCGCGGAACGTATGGCATCCGTCCGAGACGTCCTGAGCATCGCCGACGACCTTCACCTGCTCGCCGTCAGGCATGAAAATCGTGTCGTTCATTCTGCGGTTACCGTGTCGACACCGAGACCAGTGTAGAGATCAAGCCGTGAGGCGATTTCGATCGCCTGCTCTGCTGTGGCGCCCATCTCCATTGCGGCCAGCGCGTAATCGGAGCCAGAACCGATAGCCCAAAACGGTTTGTTTATCTTTATAGGGAAAAGACCCATTTCATAACGATAAATCTCTTCGTTTTCTATAATGATCCCGACAAACCCTTGGTCTTTTTCCATTGAGGGTTTCTTATCGTTAGGTCGTCCTTCCTGAATCCAGTCAAAAAATCGTTGCGTATTATCAAATCCGCCCGACCATCCGCAAAGCAATGCGCCTATCTTGTGTATCTTTATTCCAGGAACGGGAGTCCCTCCGACATCAAACAACTTGTCTCCCGCTAATATTTTTTCATCCTTGCGATACGCAATAGTCGTCATAACAGCCACAAATCCTTTCTTGATTCAGTTTTATTGCATCGCTGGCACTTCCAAACCGACCGCATGCCGCCGCTGTACATTATTTGGTCTCCATACAGGTTGTAAGCATGCTTCCAAACATGCCCCTCTTGAAAACAGGTGACCCGATCAGCCAGCCATCTAAGGTTTGCCTTGACCAGATTTATCACCCTGCCCAATCGCATGTCTGCTCCGCTACATCAGCCCCATAGGGGTCAAATTCGTTGTTTTTTCATGTGAGCGTTTTATGTGCTCACGCTTCCAGTCCTCGATCATCTTCTCATACTGAGTTTCGTGCGTAGTCGCCCGTGTAAGATCCCGAACTTCGACATCGTTCTTACGGTACGCCAGTTCCATCATCTTTTCGACCATTGTTTCATGATGTTCTGACTTGATCTCCGGCAGGCCGTCCATGGAACTTGTCGACAGGTCGGCCAGAGGGAATCTGATAACGTCCTGCTCAATCAGTTCGATGGCGCTGGACGGTGGGCGCACAATTATTTCATTGCTTTCGTAGTCAGGAACGCCGTGGGATACCGTCCCGTTGGCTTCAGTTTCCCAGTCCGGAAACGAGGCGTCCATGTCTTCCTTGGTAAACAGAAAAAGCGATCTGGTCTGGCTGTAGGGCTTGAACCGAGTTATCCGGATAACCTTCTCGTGTAGGGTGAGATGCCGCTGCCCGATGGAAAGAACGTGCCGACACAGGCCGGTGAGATTCGTTACCGCTGCGGCCATCCCGCCGCTTGCCGTAGCTGTCAGGCTGTAGCCGGTCGTTGGGTATCCGGTTTGAGGGACCGCCTTGATAATGACCAATGTTCCACGTGAAACCGCGCGATAGTTCGGGGTGGAGGAATAGGCGGTGATATTCACTGCGAGGTTTGCGGCTGTGGTTGCCTCACTTGTGGCCCAGGGCACCGCTCCGGAGGTAATGGTCACGCCGGTCACGGACACGCTGTCAATCTGTCCGGCAGAGCCCGAAAGGTCGATGTACCCGATAGTGTCTGAGTCTTTAAGCAACTCGAGCCGACGCGCAATTTCACGCTCGGCACGGTTTGCATAGGAGACCAACTCCCACAACTGAAACCCTCTTTTACTGTCCGTGCCGCGCTCGTCGTCCATGCGCTTATAGAACAGATCACAAATGTCTTGTAGGTTCATTTATGTCTCGCAGTTATGAACATCGTTTCCAGACCGTCTCCGGTCTTCCTGCTTGTCCAGCCATCCACGGCCTGCTCGCCATGGGTCACCGTTTATGCGGCTTTCGGCTGCCAGTTAGGGTTGCCCTTTTTAAAATCAGCAAAGATCGATTCCCTTTCCGGTCCCTGGATGTCCATAAGCCCGGTAAGCCGTTGTAACGCCGCCACCGAGGGCATGGGGTTGACCGGCGATTTGGTCATGTCGTTGACCGTCAGGCTGCTCATGGCGGTCATGATCATGTCGTACCGCTGGCTTGGGTTAATGGTTTCCGGAGCCTTGACTTCCGGAGCGGTCGGTTGTACCACTGTAGAAGTTGGTGCTGGCGCGACCGTCGATGCAGTCGCTTCCGACTTCGTTTCCGTTCCCGGTGTAGAAACTGCCGTAGGAGATCCTGCTTGGCTTGCCTTCCACCTCTCGAATTCTTCCCATTTGGCAATATCATCCGCCGATTTGCCCGCGCTTACGGACATCTGCTTTTGCCACTCGGCCAGATTTACCCGGCCGTTTTTGGGGATGGGCGCCGTCCAGGGGATGAATCGGTTCCGGTAACGTTCGTCTGTCTCAATGACTTCCGTTGCTGCCTTGATAAACCCGGTCTGCATGTCGAGGTAATGCGAGTGCTTGACTTTATATGGTGCTTTTTGGGTGCTCATACTGAGGTTTTCCTTTCAGAATTAGAATTTTAGAAAAGAGGCCGGAATGAAAACCGGCCCCAGGAGGTAGATTGGTTGTTCCTATGCGATCGTGATGCCGGTGGCGTTTTGGTTCAGAATTCGCGCGGTGAACGCACCAGTATGGTTGTCCGCACCGGCACCGCCACGGGTGATCGCAACCTTAATGGTGAATGTATTGGGATCGCCCACGGCGCCAGCAATGGCGCTGGCCGTTACAACAACGCTGGTGATCGCCTGACCGCCTGCGACGTTTGCAGCCGCACCGCCAATCGCCGACGAGACAGTGGCGACGGCATTGACGCCCGCCGTACGCACAACAACGATCTGGTACTTTGAGTTGCGTGTCGCTTCACCCGCACCGATTGCGCCGCCCGCACCGAGTACCCCAAGGCAATCGACCTCGATGACTGCCGCATGCGCGGCGTTCGGGATCGTCACGGTAAACACGTCCTTCGCCACCGTGTCGCTGAACGCCGTGATTGCCTTGGTGAGTTCTGTCTGGACTGCGGCTCCGCCGGGGACGCCGGTTCCGCCGATGGTCCGGGACGTTGTTGCGCGAAGCGTATCCACGGCCTTGTTTGCATCAGCCACGACGGTTTTGGCTGCTATGACCGTTCCGCCCGTCACGCCTGCGTTGACGTTCAGTTCTGCGGCCGTGGCTGTAACTGATGTTCCGGCACCAGCTCCGAGTTTCAGATCGGCAACGGCCAGCACGTCCACGTTCTTGTCTGCGCCGAGAGCAAGCGCTTTGCTTGCCACTGCTGTACCGGCAACCGATCCGTCGAGCAAGTTCAGTTCAGCCGCCGAAGCGGTCAGGCCGGTGATGGTGTCGGTTGCGGCTGATACATACCACAGGGTTGCAGACCGGCAGACGAATATTGCCATCTGGCCGGCGGTGATGGTGAACGCATTGCCAGCGCCGAGAGCGTTGATCTGCGTACCCGCAGCATCCGGGTAAACCGGGAGGGCATTGCTTGCGTTGGAATTGATAACCATGACGATTTTGTTTACAGCGGGAACGGGGAGAGAGACCGCCTTGGTGCCATCTGCGCCCGTAACGACCGTGGTATCTGCCGTGATATCCGCTGCAGTTGCAAGGCTGTTACCCGTTGCCGCTAGGGTCGCCGTGGTTCCGGTTTCCGCCGACGTGAACGTGCAGGACGTAATTGAACCTGTGTTGACGTAGACATTGCCCGTTGCAGTATCGATCATCTGGCAGCCAACCGCATAACCTGCCAATGCGCTCGGCAAGGTCGTACATGTGCCCAAAAGCACATTCTGGTACTTATCGCGTATATAAACCGATACCGTTGAGTGACCGTTCGGGAGACCGTCAACCGTGATAACATTTCCTCTGAATTCATTTCTCTGCATGATGTTCCTCCTGCCCCGCGATAAGCGGGATTGCTACCTGCTGGATTCGCCAGCAAACGAAAATTGCGGCAAGGGCTTTACCCCTGCCGCATAAGATTAGTCGTTGAAGTCTACGATCTCGGCAATAACGTCGATCACGACGGCACCAGCCGGGTTGGTAACCGTAACAAACGCAAGGTCGATGGTGTCGTCGGCAGCGTAATACTTGCCGCCCGAGGTAATGTACGCATCGGTTCCGTCAATGCCGTAGGTCCGGGTGCCAGCGGCGCCTTTGAGACTCATTGCGGCGTCAAAACTGGATGCGCCGTCGCCGTCGCCGATATTTGCCGTCAGAGCATCGCCGGTTGTAGGGGTTACCATGATGATATGAACCTGTTTCACCAGCCAACCTGCCTTAACGTTCAAAATCTTCACGATATCGGAAGCAACCTGCAGGGCAAGCGGGATCGTGATACGCTTGCGGATGCGGGTAGTCTTTCCGATCGCATTGGCCGGGTAACCCGTCTGGCTGTCCGTCAGGTCCGTGGTGGTAACGCCGAACAGCCCGAACGCAAGCGCCGGGGTGAGCGCGCCGAAGCTGGCCATGACCGCGACTACCGCGACGAATGCCAGCGCAAACTTGTGTTTCAAAATGAATTTCTTCATGTCCTGGTCTCCTCTCTGCTTGAGAGATTTACCCGGCCCGGAGGCCGGGGTTAATGGTTATTGCCAAAAATCAACGGTTACGATTAGCCCAGGCGAGCGTACAGGACGCCCAAGGATTCCGTCTTGATCACCTTCCAGTCGAAGACCTGGATACCGCGCATACCCTTGCCGGCCGTGTTTTCGAACTTATCGAAATAGGTCATGTCGGTCAGCTGGGCCGCAAACGTCACGCCGGACTTGTGGCCGAACGTGATGTTGTAGCAGGAGTAGGTATCCGAAACCGCGGTGTAAAGGTTTGAGATGTAAAGGTCGAAATCGTACAGGCTCTTGAAGTACCCGCCGCTCACCATGAACGAAGAGGCGGCGCCGGTCACACCGACGTCCTTCAGTTCCGAGGTGTCGAGCAGATACTTCGCCCAGGTCGGAAGGACCATCCAGCGGCCTTCCTTGGGCCAGTTCTGCTCGTTCGCCACGGCCGCGCACTCGGCGATCTTGTCCGTGATATTGCCCTTGGTCAGGGGGATGGATGAGCCCGTGGTGCCGAGGTTGTAGGAACCGCTTTTACCGGCGGTCGTGCCCTGGTTGTCAGCATGCGCTTCGAGGTACACATCGGCCAGGAAGTCGGTATCGATGGCGATACGCATCTTCTCGCCGCCATGCTTGGTGTACTTGTCGAGGGTGCCCTTGTCGCCCAGCTGCGCGAGGGTCACATCATCTAGGCGGAGAGCGAAATATTTCGATCGGTCGACCTTGAGTTCAACCTTCCCGCCGGCCAGCACCTGCCAGTTGATCGTGCCGTTTACCTCGTAATTCGAGATGTCGATGTCGGGCAGGGTGTTGATGACAACGGTATCGCCCTTCTTCTTGATCATGCCCTCATAGTCGCTATTGGCCACAAACGGCGCAACGCTGACGTCGTAGAACACTTCCACGGTCTTGTCCGCGAACAGGACCGGGATCTCACCAGAGCCGGAAGCATAGGTGTAGTCCGGGGAGCCGGGGGCGCCTGCGACAGTGCCGAACAGAAGGGGCAAGCCGAGACCGAACAGTGCGGTGGAGGCATCAGCCGTACCGCAGATACCGAGCGCATAGAGCGCAAGTACAACTCCGAGCACGACAAGGTTGATCGTGCTGATTTTTTTGATAAACTTTTTCACTTTGGGTTCTCCTAACCCCTAATCCTCCCTTCTGCGCGTGCCAATGCGAATTCATCAGACCAGTGCTGTTTTTCCTTCGCCAACTTTGCGGCTTCCTCCGCAGTCTTTCCGATCACGTTGTAGTAGCCGCTTCTGATCTTTTTGTTATGCGCATCTACGTCAGCTTGGGAGTAGATGGGTTTTTTGTTGGTATTCAGGTCCCCTGCACCCGTCTGAGAAGCGGGCATCAGGTGACTTGGTTTTTTGTTTGGGTCTGCGACAGCCAGTGCTGCCTTGCCTTTCCATTCGACGAAAGACCTGTAGACTTCCGCCATTGTTACCGAATCTTTTGCCGCATGTGCTTCTTCCGCGATCTCCCGGATAGGTCTTTTGGTGCCCGCATCGATCATGGCCAGAAATTCAGGGAACTTCGGATTATTTACGATCGACAGCCTGACTGCCTCGCCTCCAACCAGTGCGTCCAGCGTTTCTATATACGAGGGGTCAACGCTTGGTGCCGCTGGTGCAGGTGGTGCTGCAGGTTGTGCCGGTGTTGCATGCACGGGAGCAGGAGCAGGTTGTTCTGCAGGCTTGGGGACCGTGGCAAGAACGGCGTCCACAATGGATTGTCTCCATGTGGCTACCTTTGCCGGGTCGGCTCCAAGTTCATCAGCCCAGTCCTTGTCGGCTTCGGTAATGGTTGCCTTCGTTACGTCTGCCTGTGCGGACTGAGGTTTCGCCTTCAACTCTGCTATCTGTTTCTCGAGGTCGGAGACCGATGCTTTTAGCCGGTCATTCTCGGCCTTGAGTTCCCCTGTATTGGCGATTTGCCTTTTCAGGTCGGCGTTTTCCTTCATGAGCGGCTGGACTTCAGAGTTGTATTTCCCCTGAAGGATTCTGAGTGCCGCTGCCTGCCGGGTGATCGTGTCTACGGGGGATTCGCCCATCTTTGCGCCCTGGTCGTCCTTGGGAGCAGGTTCCGGGGTAATCGTGCCGCTGACCGGTGGTTTCGGTTCTGCGGGTGCCGGAGGAGCGGGTTGAGGTGCTGCCGGAGGAGTTGCCGGAGGCGGTTCTACGGGAGCCGGGGGAGCCGGTGGGGTATTCCCTGGCGGTGTTCCTGCATTCGCTTCAGCAATCTTCTTCTCGTTTTCCTCAATGCGCTTCTTAATGTGTTGCGGTAACGCTGCTTTCGGTGCTGGCATACTGACTGTCTCCTTCTGCGATCCCTTTCGGGTGTTCGCTACGACGCAGAGCCCGTCAGGGTGTTCTGCGTTAAAATTGGTTCCCGCCGAGCCCGGAGGTCCAGGTATTCGGTCGAGAGAAAACAAAAAAAGGCCGGACAGAAAGAAACCCTTTCGGGAATCCTTCCATCCGGCCTTCGATAGTTATTATCGGTGGTGCCTTTTGTGGGCTATTCAGTTTTCAAAGAGCAAATAAAAAAGGCCGCTTGATCTACTTGATCAAAGCGGCCTTCAGGACAACCTGGTGGTGCCGAGATATTCAGTTTTTGGTAGCGGGAGTGAGCGTTGATCTCACCGGTCCAGGCTTATGAGACCCAGATAGGCACCGGCCTCCCCGCAATCATTTTAAGAGGCTGGCCCGGGTCTATCCCCGGGTCGCCCAAACTCAAAAAAATCAGATTACTTCATCAGACTCAAGTATTGCACATTTAACAGGAAAGTCAAGAAAAAAAATTCACAGTGTTAATATGGTTTCGTCATCCATCTCCCCAAACTGCCGAATTTTTTCATCACGCACTTCACTTGCCACAAGCATGCGAAGAAGTTTAGAGGGAATGGTTATCTCTTCATCAGAACCTTCTTTCTTGATAAAAACTCCGCTTGTACCCCCACGGGAATACAACTTCCACTTCTTGTTCGGCAAATCATGTGACGTCCAACCCATACCACGTCCTTTCTCGCCTATTCTGGCGCGCTACTCCACTATCTCTCGGAAAGCATGCGCCTGCTTCGACACATTCCCCTTGTGGAAGTTAAAGATCACGGGCCCGGTGTACTTCTTACTCCAGAGTTTATAGAACAGGACGATGACCCACTTCACGTGATCATAATATGCCAGTAAATCCATTCTTTCCTGTGCATCCGCCATTCAATCCTCGCCAGTTGATAGAAAATTACTGTCTCGTGTCCTGAGATATTTCGAGTTTGCCTTCCCAGCACGTCAACGGGTTTGATGTCCCATCAGCATCTCTGCGTTCGATTTCTGCATAATAGGTATCGACTACGGCCAGCTCGTTGGCGGTGAATATAATGTTCATCGCGCAGTTGGCCGCATCGGTTACGGTCATTTCACGGTTTACTATCGCAGTTGAATTAGGCGAGTTCTGAGATTCTTTCGCGCAGAAGAAGTAGCGGCCTCCGGACTTGAAGAATGTCGCCCCGAGATTGAACGATGCGGTATCGACATCGCCGCGCTTTACCCGGATCGTCGCGTTATTCGATTTCACGACAATGCGCCTGAGTACGCCCGTGCCAACCTGGAGAGGTGAGACTGTGACGCCGGCAACGAGTTTTTCCTGCAAAGCCTCGAGGCTGTCCGTCGCGGGGTCGAACGTGCCGCCGATATCGGAGACGGCCGACGCGACCTTGGATGCCAGCGCGCGGACTGCGCCGAGAACCGTGTTTACACCGGTCCCGGTGAAGGCCCCGATCCGGGTAATAATGCTTGCTACACTGGCATCAACGGGGTATTCAATGATTTGTATCGTGGTGCCGAGTGCTTCGGCGGTGTTTGCGCTCTTGTAGCGGCCCTCAATGACGGAACGATCAGCGATATTGACCGCATCCTGAGTTAGTTCGGCGTAATACCTGCCGTTGCCAATCGCAACCAGAACGCCTATCCCTGTGTTTGCCCAGGGCGGGCCATTTACGGCGATTTGGGGCTGTCCGCCTGCCTCGAGTGTCTCAGGGGTCATGCCGTCGGTTGCATCAACACAGTGGAAATACATGCGTCTGAGTGCTGCGGTTGCTTCGTTCTTTTTTACCTGGATCATGCCGCATGCCTCCGTAAAAGGGTTTGATAGTAGCTGCGTCCGCCCTGCGACTCTTCCGGCCCGATCTCATATGTGGGCTCAACCGTGGCATATTGGCCGACGGCGAATGAATAGATCCGGATTTTATGCGTTGATGCATATGCCGCGCCGTAAAGCCCGAGCGGATTGGCGAGGTTCGGCACCTGCGCGCTCGTTTCTACCTCGCCCAAAAGTGCTCCGGCGGTGTCCCGCCAAATGGTTTTTGCATACCCGCTGCGCTTGACCAGCTCGATAATGCGGGTCGTGTTATACCAGGAGTTATACGCGATAGCCCCGACGCTACTGTCGCTGAGGCTGGTCGTGTAGGTGCTGAGCCGGGCGTTTGCTGCGCCGTAGCGCTGCCCGGTGAGTGCCCACGGGTTCGCGCCACCGGCATTGTCCGTGCCGCACTGGCCGACCATGAGATTGGTGTTTATTTCATCGACTAAAACCTGCGCCTTGCACAATATCCTCCAGCTGCCGCCTGCTGCCGGAGAGTAGCCGGACCGGGCGGATGAAAAATAACCGGACTTCGGCAGATATTCTAATTTACCGTGTGATTTTGTGAGCGTGCCGTAGGTGTTGGTCCACGTCTTTTCCGCACGGGCCTGCAGTAATTCCCGGCGGTTTGCGCTTGTGGCGAGGCCGATCGCTCCATTAGTGCCGTCGCTGCCGGAAAAAAGCGTGTACCACGTGCCGCCGACGAGCGCCTGGGACGGCCAGAAACACCAATAGGAATCGAACTGGTCAATCTGTGTAACAAGCAGCGCGCCGTCTCGTGTCCACGGCCCTTCGGGCGCTGGCGCGCTCGCCAGGTTTACAAACTCGTCGCTGGCAAAATAGGTGATGTAGTAGGTCGAGCCCTCTTTCCAGAATTCCGATGGAGAGATGTAGTTTGCTGCGTTGGTCCAGACATAATTGTTGCTGTACCGAGTCCACGGACCCTCGGGCGCGGGTGCCGTGGCATACATCATATTGTACTGCCCGCCGGCATTGTGACCGGTGTAGAGCATACGCCAGACAGCTCCGTCCTTGAGCACGGCGCAGGCATACAGGTCGAGCGAATCGTCGGCAGAGCCTTGTGAGAGAATCGGAGATACATCGCATGTCCACGGCCCGGTAACGACCGAGGCAGAAGCATGCCCGATGGTTACGAAATCCGTTGCGGGGGGGTTGTCGCGGTTTGCCTCGAAAAATGCGTGGAATGTCGCGGTATCCGGATCATAGACGGCGGTGATGACCACATGGTCGGCAGCATAATATGTTGCAGGCACAACAGGCATTACTGGATTGCTGCCGTAGCGCGTCCATGTTATTAAATCAGTTGACCACATGAGGCCGGTCTGGTCCTGGCTCCCGGATGATTGAACAGCGCCCCCGGCATAAAACGCCCAGTATTTACCGGAACCATCTTGGTATGCCGTGCCGTCGGCGTTTTTGATGATGCGCGGGACATACACCACATCCTTTTCCCAACCTGAGCCGGTTTTTGACAGAATGGGGTTTCCGCTGTAGCGGTCGAGCCCGCCGGTCCAGAGTATCCGATCATCAAACCACTCCCATACGAGGTCTCCGTCGGTCGTATTGTCGTGCGCGACTGAGGGGTTGCCGTAATACAGATAGATTGTGGATTCGCCTGCGGGGATGGACGGGACTTTGACCGTGAGCCGGGTGGTTGCGGAGTTTGCTCCCCAGTCGAGCGTGTGCGGCAGGATTGTGGTGCCGTCGGCACCGGTGAACCGGATGTCGCCGCAGTCCGCGCGGAGCTTGCCTGCGGCAACGAGGGCGGCAGTGTTCATCTCGGTGAAATACTGGTAATTGGTCAAGAGCACATCAGTATTGGTGATGACTATCGGCTTTCTGTATGTCCAACCTGTGAGCCAGCCCATCTATTCCCCTTTAGTCACAATGTCAGATTGCTTTGACGACATATCGTGCGTTCGCCACCAATTAAACCCGCCAACAAGCAGTGCGGCAACTACTATTGCCGCTACGCCTGCCAGAAATCCCTTATAGCCCCTCACCCATTTCACGTCTGCGTGATCTGATATTCGAGCATCTAAACCGTATGCACCGATTTCTGTTTTGATGGCAACCATGTCTTGTTCCACTTTATTGAGCCGAGGGTGTATGATATCGGCTTGATCTTTTACGGCTTGCCGTATTTCCATGATTCTGTTGTCGAGGGCGTCGTAATGGCTCTGCATCAAGTCCTTGATATTATGTATGCCTTGCTCTTGCGACCTGAGCATAGATGCTTCTACTTGTTTCGCAAAACATGAGACAGATCCGCATTCTGAAGCCATGCCATACCCCCTTACTGTAAAAAATTAGCCGTTCTTCCTCAGAAGGATTGCAAATCCTCCTTCGGCAACCGTGTTGTTAGCCGTTGCGGTGAACTTGAGCTTTACGTCAGACTTCGCCGGGATCTCTTTGCCGAGGATCGGCAAAGGCTGCGGCAGGTGCTCCTGGAAGAGGTACATATCCCGGTACTTGATGAAAGCCCCGCCGAATTCCCGAACGTCTAGCGTCATGGTGCCGTCAAACGCTTTCTGCGTGTTGCCGAACCAGTCGGTCAGGATCCCAATATAGCCGTCAGGGATTGAATAGAACCCCTGCTTTGCAATCCCGCTTGCGGCAATAATTTTCGCCCTCACCTTGGCTGCGTCTCCGGGAACACCTGCAACGGGTACGAGGTCTTCATAGACATACACATCTCCGGCAGGGTTGGACGCGCTGGTGTTTTTCACCTCGTTTATCCTGATCCACGTGCCCGATATGGCCGTTTTCGTCTGCCCGACCAGGGTAACGGTAGTGGTTTGCACGTCCCAGTTTGCATCGAGCCCGGTGACTCTGATCACCATGTCGTCGGCATTGTTTGAGCTTGATATATAAAGTGCCGCAGCAGCAGCCATGAACGTATGATCGCCGCCGAAATCCCACACGTCTTCGGTCCCTGTGTCAACATCCGGGTTGATGCCTATTATTTCCACCCGTGAATACTGAGAGTCCCGCCCGAGAGCAATATCAACCATTTTTTCCTGTAGCATGTTCATGTCGTTTCCTCCTAAGAATTTCGCGATTCGATGAATTGTTTTTTCAGATACAGATACCCGAGGGATTCACCCTGCAGCCACCTGGATGTTACGTTTTCGATCGCCGCTCTGCTCTGCTTGAGCGAGTCAATCTCCATTGCGTCCAGCAGTTCAACGAGTTTTTGCCCATCCCCCCGGTTTGGAGAGTCAACCATGATCCGGGAGAGCAGTTTTCTCTGATCGTCCTTGAGTGTCATCATTATGCGGCTACCCCTTTCTTTTGCTGCATTGTAGAATAATCACGTCCTGCTACACGCTCACCAGATGGAGAAAGCGGCTGCATTGGTTTCATGGGGCGCTGCTCACCGCTCTGCGGCGTCATCTCGCCGTTTTCTCCGGTCAGTTGATCAATCTGTTCTTGTTCCTCGGGGAGGATTTTGTCACGGTCCAGCCCGGGGAGGCTTTTCATTGCATCCCTGAGCATGTGACGGCGCCCGGTCATGCCGATGATTGCCATGTCGACAGGGTTATTTGTATTCCGGAGCATTTCATTCATGCGGATAATCGTCTGCTCACGCACGATCAGCGCAGATGATCCTTTTGCGACCGGCTTCATGTCCCCTGCGGGAGGCTCCGCAGAATCATCGTTATCCATGATGTAATAGGATTCGGCTTCAACCGAGGGTTCCGTCAGTCCGCGGTCAATGTGCTCAATCACAGCCTTAATACCCCTCGACGACTGCGACAGGAGCATGGATGTTGCCGAGGCTGTGTCTATGTTCGCCGGGGTTGATCCCCCGTGCGCGAACTTTGGCACTCCGGAGTCAAAATCAGCGAGGTTCATGAGGAAATCGTAGAAATCGGCGAGAGGGCCGACTATCAGCTGTACTTGGTAGAACCGGAGGGCCGGCGCATTGGCCTGCATTTGGTTTGTCGTGACGTAGAACCGCTTGTACGGATGGAGCGGGCTTTTGTCCGGGCATCTTTCCTGGTCCTGTTCAATAATAGGACCGGATGCCATGGCCGCATTGATGCCGCATGCCCGGAATACCGCGTTTGCCGTGACCTGATGCGCCCAGAGAACGTCGGGAATAGCCTGACCCCAGAACTTGTCGGGATCTTCAATGAATGATGCCTTATAATAATTGATCTTTCCGTCTGCGTTCGGGTTGAGACGGGCCATAATGACATGATTGCCGATGAGGATGCAGTAAACGCGATACCATTTGTCGAGGTCGGTAATAATCTCACCGCTTTTATTCATCCCCCACTCGACCAGTATGCTGCCCGGCGCCGTGCCCCAGTAAATGAGCGCGTCGACATTATCACCCATATACATCGTGTTCGTGGACTTGTTGTCCAGTGCGGCAACGCGGGAATCGATCGCCGTCCATTCCCGGAGGGCTCCATTCCCAGCTTCGCGCAGTACCGCTCGGATCTCGTTGTCGTCAAACCCGTCTACTCCAAGCATTCCTTGCAGGTCCAGCGGGGAGTACTGAGTTTTTTCAATCAGTCCGTCCTGACAACTTCTGGCTCCTACCAACGGATAAACGTTGATTGGGGAAACGCGCGAGAACTTCTCATGCACCACATTTTCAAATGCGAACTTACGCTTCCCGGTTGCCGGATCGAACGGTCTGGTGCGCTTCACAACCATACGTTCTTCCGGTCCCTTGACGAAACAGGCCGGGAATGTCACGATATCATGGATAATCTCACGGATAGCGTTATACCACCCTCCCTCTTTCAGTTTGTCGTCTACCTTGACTTCAAACTTTTCCGTTAATTCCTTGGCCATCTGGAGCGTTTGGCGGTGTATTTCGTCAACTTTGGCCTTGAGCGCAGCCGCAACTTGTTGGGCCACCAACTCTTCTACCTCGGCGTCCATGGCCTCGACGTCATAATTGCCCCGCGCCGTGTGCTTTTGGGCGACCATCTGGGCAACCTGACGGCCGAATGTCTGACGGACCTCTTGCTCGATCTGTTGTCCATATGCCATCTGGACCGTTTGTTCGATTTCTGGAGGGAGGTCGGGGTCCGGGGTGTTCTCAATGCCGAACGGTCGGGTACCGGCTTGGAAATATACGTCCATGATCCAGTCTTCCCCCGCACGGCACTTGGTTTCGATCACCGGCATGTACGGAGGCTCCCAGTCTTTCCCGTGCAGAATTGCGATTTCTGCCAGCTTCTTCGCATCGTACTCCAATGCTCTCGCCTGTTTTGCCCGGATCATCCGTTCTTCGATGCCAGAGGAAATTCGTTCCTGCTTGGCTCGATCGAATTGACCGCGGACAAACGACGCCAAACTGTTGATCAGGCCGGCATTGGTCTGAGGTGTCGGCACCGGGACGGGTGCTGCCTGAGCGTTTACGGCCGGCAACGTTGGGAGCGGTGCGCTCCCTGCCATCACCGGGATGATTCCTTTCTGCATTTCTGCGGGAGATATTGGAGTTATCATATAGCCCTCAAGTACTTCAGTTAAACCCAAACGATATTTATTCCCAAAACGGTTGTAATGCCTGCCTCAAACTGCTCGCGAAAATGCCGTTTTGATAATTTGACATACCTTCCTGCGCGAGGCATGCCTTTGCTATCGGCGTGTTTTACCCGTGGTAACATAATTTCAACCAGCGGCATTACAAGACGCACTTTCTCGTCGATCTCGCAAAGGGTACGCTCTAAGATTTCCATCCGGTCAAGAGTTGTCATGCGTTCCCCTCATACTTCATCTTGAAACGAATTCGTGCATGTTCCGCAACTAACTCTCTCCAATTTGCAGGCGGTTCTGGCATTTCGTGCTTTAAAGCAAAGTAACAGGATTCGCCGTTCTTGTGCGTTGCCAGTCCACGGGTACCGTAACCGAAAGTCTCGAGTCTGAACGTTTCTACATAAAACACTGTAAACTCTTCAGGCTTTTCCTCTCTCCACCCAAGGGCTGGGACAGTGGGAACAGTAACCGCAACGACTGCACCTATCATTGCTTTCAGGAAGCCACGTCTTGAAATGTCATTCATCATGCGTTCCCCTTGATATGTTTTGAGCTGATGACGATGTTCGACGTCTGCAGCGGTATCATCATCTGCGGCAGCAACTGCCCGTTCTTCATCTTCCGATCCGGGAACGATACCAGCGGCTGATACTCCGGTTTCTTTCTCGGATCCGGGTTGTGGAGCACTTTCATGATCCATGTGCCGGTCAGTTCCGGTTTCTTCCGAACGTTCACATGCAGGACCACGATGTTCATGAACTGCATGCGGCGCTTGAGGTCTTCCATGGGGAGGTTTAAGTCCCGGGCTCCGATCACCCCGCAGTGCTCCTCGAGGAATAACCTAACGTTGCCTTCTAAGTCCGCATGCGCCTTCGAAATCATCTTCTGCAACTTGGGACTGGCTAGGATGATCTGCTTCCCCTGCTCCCCGCGCAGTTCTTCGGGCAGGATCTCGACGCCGGTTAAAAGTCCGTTCTTGGCGGCCATGGCTATACCCCAATCCCAAACAGGCCCGTCGGTTTTCCGTTATTCATCGTTGTATTTGCTGTTAATGTGATCAAGAACTTTTTCATTGCGCCTTCCTTTCTGTGGAGGTCGACCCGGATGCTTTCTCTGCGCTCGGAGTGCATTCGGCACATTTCCCAACCGTCTCGTTTGTGCTGCATGAGCATGGTACCGGCTCTGTCTTTCGAATGATACTGGACGGATTGTCAAAGGGGTAATGCTTGAACGGTGTAGGGTCTTTAAATTCCATTGGCCGCCCCGGTTTCAAGTTCCCCAGATCGATCTTCGGAGCGCACCCTTGTTTTTCTCTGACTTGATTACGAGCATACAGTGCCCGCTCGATTGCATATTTCGTTCGTTCTGCCGTTGATCTCCCTTGGTTACGCTCACATATTTTTTTGAATGTGGCATCCAGATCTCCAAGTCCATCGTAATAATCTCGCAATTCCTTCTCGTGCTCTTCACGAATAATGTCATCAAGGATTGCAACTGTTTCGGTTGATATAATGTTTCCTTCTGTCGCTGTCGGTTGCGGCGCGCAGGACTTGCAGTAGTAGGGAGTGACGATACGCTCCTCTCTGGTGGGTTCAAACGTACCTGAAAGTGTCATAAATCCCGTCTTTTCCTCAATGAACGATTTACCCCTGACCGCCTTCTCTTGCTTCACCATGCAGCCGCAGGTGGCGCAGTCGATGGTATTGGTTGCGCCACTCTTAAATAATTCTTTTAGGAATTCAATCTCCTCTCTGGTCATCGGAGTCGGTTTCTCGGGAGTTGCAGCGCATGCGTCGGTAGCTGCACGTGCGAGGTTCGGAATACCAGACATACTTTCTGCCACGTCGTGCAGCATGCTCACTGTTTTCGCAAAATACTTTGCGGCCTGCATATGCTGTATCCGCATGTACTGAATAAAATTAGTCGCCACTAACGTAGCCAGCAACACCCCCAATATCACGAGTACAACAATCGGTAATGTAATCATCTCAACTTCCTTTCCGCGCGTCAGCGCACTCGGTATCTTCCCAGGATTGTCTTTCTATAAAAATCTTCCAGCATCTTCCTTGATTTGATTTTTGGGTCCGGGTCAGGCGTTTTAATAAGCACTACTGCAACTGTGAATAACGTTGTTAGCGTTACTATAATGCACCATACTATTTCGAAAACATTCATCTCTTATCCTTTCTCAGCGCACCGGCACCCCGGTATTGGTTTTTACCTGCACGCAGCGGTCGTCCCAAATTTCATCAAACCGCATGCTTTTCTCGTTCGTGACCTCGAGATGCCCGATCCCCTGCTTGGACAGCCAGTCCTTGACAAACGGAACGGCATCAGGATTATCAGCGCGCGCCGTGAAAATAACGACCTCATGACCATGCTTGAGCCAGGCCTTAACTCTCCTGAGCATCCCCGGGACCGGAGCCCCGATGTGCTCAATGCCCATCCACCCGCCATATTTGGCGAGCGTACCGTCCAGGTCGACGGCATAAACTTTACGGTCTGAAAACAGGCTTTTCATACCAGTGCTCCAGCCGGCACCGTCGGGCCCATCGTGCTCCCGGACATCACTGCCCTGATCACGCTGGGGAGAGGTAGCCGCTTCCGAACCCACTGCCCGATCGCGTAGGATATCACCCGGTCGTCGAAACAACCGGACTCGGCGCCTATCGTCCCGTCATCGTTGTGCTTCATGGACATCATTTCCCAGTACGTTTCTGGGCAGACGATGCCCTCGGCACCCTGATTAAAAAGCTCTACTAGGCCGTCAATAACGAGTGACTTCGCGTCTCCGTACTTCCCGCCCTTAGTCACCCATCCATAACGCTTAACGGGCATATGCGGAGGATTCGGCTGGGTTTCTGCGTAAATGTTCGGGTACGCCATCTCTACCAGCTTCCCGACCACGGCTGTACCATGATTGTTTCTCTCGGGCACCAACCAGGCTGTGTTATACCTGTACCCCAGATGTGCGAGCAAAATACCGAATTGCACGGCGTCAATACGTCCATGCCATTGAGCAACCTGTTTCCCTGTCAGTTGTTCAATCACATCGGCGTTTGAAAAATCCGCATGCTTGCTGGTGATCATGATGCCTTCGGCAACGTCTGCGGAAATCAAATAGGGCACCCCGGGCTTCGGTTCTTCCCACACCTGCAGCAGTTTATCGGTATCGCCGGCAAGCGGGTTCTTCGCTATGAACTGGCCGATAGAGGTTAAACACTCGTAATATGCAACGGGCTTTTTGCATGCCTTCCGCCGGTCGTCGGCTTTTTCTGCGTCTACAATCGGACGCCCAGAGGCAAGGAAAGCCTCTTTCGCATTACTCGGATACTCCTGGCGGAAAATTCTTTCATCGCCGCGGCATTTGTTCTGGATCGCCCAGCGACGATATTGTAGATGGCAATCGTTGATGCCGTATCTAACAACCATCTCCTGTTCATACGGCGTTCTGGTAAACCCGGGCTCGGGATCCATCTGGTATTTCGGGAACACGAACCACGGGATAAACACGCTCGAGAATTCATTGTCTTTGTCGGCGTCGGGGTTGACTGTGCAGCGGAAGTCGGGGTTGCCGTCTCTGCCGATGAAAACCTCATACCGGTACCGGGCCGCCCAGTAGTTGTCGTGGAACTCGCCGCCGGTCCCGGCTGCGGTGCTTTCTCCGATGATCTCAGTGTCTGGCTCGTCAGGAACGCACTGAATAAGCGAAGTCAGCAGGGCTGAAACCGTGTGCTTCGGCCACTTGGCCAATTCGCTCAAATGCAGATAATGAATCAACTGGCCGGAACCGAGGTGTAGTTTCCCCGCCGTGCCCACGCGGATCGCGGAGTCGAGGCCGGTGCCTTCTTTGGTGTTGAATTCGAGGATTGATGTGTTATTGAATCGGGTCTTTGGTTTCAGAGGAGCATGGTCGTAATACCGCTTGACCATGCCGAAAATAAAATCAGTGGCGTCCGGCTCGTGGGTCACATGCATTGCATACCGGTTTCGTGCGTGGGTTGTTTTGTGATAGAAGCATCCCGTTGTGTCTGTAGATATTCCTTCGCGCCGGGCTTTCAATACCCACATGCGCAACAGCCTACCGTTATTAACAATGTCGCGCTTGATTTTGTGGAGAACCAACTGGACGGGGTTGAAAGTAAAGTCAATCAGGTCGCCTTCTGGGGTCTGAATCTTCAGGTTGGCGGGCGCATACTTTTCGAAATCAAGTCCAACCTCGATCATTTCGTCGGTGATTTCGAATTTACTATGTTGAGTTTCGGTATCGATCAACTCTTTTTCCCCTGTGACTCTTTCCGCTTTTGCTCCAGCCGGTCGATGTACGCTGAGAAAGGATCCTCGACTACCACGGTGGAACGATAAATCCCCAGACGCTTGCCTTTCATGTCTAGGGCTTTCAGTTTGTCATAAACCTTCAGGTTGGTGACTTTGATGAGCGGCTTACTGCCATTACCCCCGCCGACCTGCGTATGCTCAATTTCGTGAATTATGGCCAGTTGCTCGTCAGTAAGCTCGCTGATGTCTTTGAGAGTTCCATCGGGCTTATAGAAATCATGATGCCCGCGGTAGAAAGCGATCATGTCAATTTCTCGGTCCCAATCTTCCGCAGTTTTAATGGCCTTATTTTCCACTTTGGCCATAAGCTCTTGAATTCGCTTCTGAACCTTTGCTAAAGCTAACCATTTGGCTGCGACCACATCTGGGTTTTTAGCCTTACTCCCCGCCCGCCTTGCGGCCTCGGCGCCTTTCCCCTTCATGCCGCCCAACTCCACGTATTTAAAGCAGAAAAACTCTTGAGCCTGAGTTAGTTTGTCACGCTTGGGGGTCTTCCTTTTCTCCCTAGCTTTTGCCATAACCTATTGCGTTCCTTTCGCCCTCAACCCCAACCCCTGCCCAGGTATTCCGGTTTTTCCGTAAACATTCGCGGCTCGTAAACAGGTACCTGTATGTCTGCAAGTGCCTGTATATCTTTCTTGAATTCACTGACCATATAAAGAGATCGCTCGATGATCCCTCGCAGTTCTATTGCCCTGCTTCTCCGTTTCCGGGTCTTTACCCGTCTGATGTTTAACTGGTTACTCACGCCTTCCGTCCCCTTGCCCCCACATGCTTCACGCTACCTTCTGCTGGAATTTGCCGTAGCAACCGCTTTGCCTGCATCAGTCCTGAAATAAATCCCTTCCTCCAACTCTCGGATTTGGTAGGTGCCATATTCTTATTTGCTCGGCACCACTCTATTTCATCCTGCAGCACCCGTTTGGCGTTTTTTTTATTGATCATCAGTACCCCACCTTTCCCGGAATATTTCCCGCCTCCTCTGCCTTCGTTCTTTCCGGTGAGTGAGATGCTTTCCGTATCTTCCCCAGGACCATGCTCCCCTGAGTCTGCGGCTCCAATACTCCCGGCCTAGATGACCTGCCCGCTCTGCTCGTTCGCCGTGTGTCATTACGGGCTGTTTCTTCGGCTGCGGATATATGCCTTCCTTGCTCCGCCCATCAGCCCCTGTTTAACCGCTTGCTCTCTGACTAATGACATCCATCCCCTGTGAGTTCTCAGACCATTAAGGTTATGGGCCGCCCATCGCGGCAAAACTGCCCAGAGATCCTTTATTTCAATTCTGCATGTGATAGTGGATATCTCTGGCCCGCTGACCATGATTGATTCACGATGTGTTCGGTCGATCTCGTCCGCTGTCATGATGACCATTGGAATATGCCCGGAGGCGATTTCTTCGAGGTATTGCCGGTCTATAGCATCACGCAGTCCTTGGGCTGCTGCATCAATTGCCTTGGCCATCTAAGGGCTGAGGTAGATGATCTCTGCCATAGAAAGACAACACCTCTCCTGTTGGATCGGTGATACGTGAAATCAAGATGTTACGTTACGCCGATTGTGATAAAACCCTTTCGCACTGCTTCCGCGTCTCTTCGTCCAGCGGCTGCGCAGTACGCAGGATTTGTAGGGCGTGCTCCCTGCTCTCTATTTGCTCCGTGCGGTCCATAACTTATGAATAAATTCATTGAATAATTCCTCAAAACGGACCTTGTGCAACATATCTATACAGCCTCTATTATTTCATATACTTTGGAAAAACGTGAGTGGAATCACTGGAATATGTGGAATATTTGGAATACGTGGAATAAAAACAGGCGTAATTACCCGTTTTAGTGGGTGGGTGTCTTGCTGGTGAGAATAATGTTGTCACGCATAAGGCTTGCCGTACTTCTTTTCATACCGAGTGATGTTCAGTCTCCATTTGCCGCCTGGGGTTTTACGGAAAATTTCTTTGTCGGAGATCCGATCAAGGAATTTCCGCTTCGCTACTTTGAAACAGCATTCGAAATACTTTTCAATTGGATCATTCCCGGTACGGATATCTTCTGCCACATTCTCCCCCTTTCAACTTAAGCCCGGGGATTTCCACCCCGGGCTCTCGTAACAAATGATCCGGCCGTGGCCGGCGCCTACATCATCTTTTTACCGCATTCAGGACAACCCTTCTTACCCTTCATGCCCTTCCCACTGCATGTGCTGCACTTCTTTTTCGGAACTGCCATTAATGATCACCTCCTTTCAACTTGTCGCTTATTAGAAATTACGGCACTTCAAAAAATCCAAGTGCCCCCTTGAACTTTTGAAACGGCAGTGGTTTGGTATCACGGAGAAGTAATGCGTAATCTCCCATAAACCAGTTCGACAGCGATTCTTTTACGCAGTCGTATATCACCGACTGCCCGACTATGCCGCCCCGCGGCAGTTCATCGAATGTCGGTAGTTTGATGTTGGTAAATTCGGAAATGAACCGTTGACAGAAATCATATTCGCTTTTTGTCATGCCGATGGATGCGTGAATTTTGAACGGTCCTCGAAATTGACGCCATCCGGGACAGCCTTCCCAATCGCGGTTTTCAAGCGGCTTTATTTCCTCGGCAGCAAAGGCCCGTGCTCTTTCTGACGGATCGGTAATATCAGGCCGGACAATCAGCCACGCCCACGGTTGCCGTATGGATAATGCTTTCATAATTTTTATCTCCCCGTAAATTCCAACTAAGCGTTATAACCCATACCATGTACTCATCGACCTTTGAAATTCGATTTCATCCTGTTCGGTCCATCTCCCTTTCTTTGCTTCATGCTGTCGAATCAGGCGATACACCTGTGGATAATACGGTTCATCTATCGCAACACAGATAAATGGCTTTCCTTTTTTCAGGAGCTTTCCGGCACGAGTGGTATCAATAAGATGCTCCGCATTAAAAAGACGATCCATCATCTGCTTGTTTTGATCGGCCAAAATACGCTTCAAATCGGACTCGTCCTTCTTTGTCATTTTACCGAATGTCGGTTCTGGTCCACCTCTTGGCATATAGTCCTCCACAAAAAACGGATACGTTGTTCAACTGTTCGAGACAAAAATCATAAAATGGCCGAAACCGAGCGGCGTTATATGGATTCTCTTTGCCACTTAAAGGGTCGATTTCTCCGATGCTTTCCTGAACGTGTACGCCGCGATTACCATCCTTATCCGCATAAGGGATAACTGACCGAATCGTATATATTTCTCCCATCACGGTCGGAGGAGAATGTCTTTGAATATTTCGATCATCTATGCAAATTACCTTATCTCCTATTTTCATATCGTCTCCCGAAAAGAAGGCCCAACCAGTCAGTCCTGCCGTCCAAAAGGACGGCAGCTGACTTCCCCGTTCCTGCCGTCGCTACGTAGAGGTGAAGTTGCGAAATTGCAATCGTTCCAACGCGGGCCATAAACTCTTTAGGCAAATCGCTTGCCTTATACGCCCTCACTGGTATTCGAGAATAATTAGATTCCGTTTTTTAGTTCGTCCGACCTCGCGCCATCCACATTTTTTGAAACAACAACCCGGATTCGTGGATCGTATCTTTTTCTGATTAATGAACGTGTATAGCCGCTCTCCGGGCCATCGGCTCCCAGCTCGTGACATTGCCTCCCGGATCAGGCCGGACGATAGGCGCGGCCCCTCGTTTCGGAAGACGGCACAGTTGATTCCCTTGTTGCCTGATGCGTCGACGAATTTTCGCCAAATGAATATTGCATCGGCCTCCGGTGTGATGAGTGCCATATACTGCCCCGGTCCTGCCGTCTTTTTCGGCTGTCTGCCGTCCCGATATTGGTACGCCGAATAGTGCCGATTGTAGAGCGTCCGAAGGCGCGGATCACCGTCCCTGATTTCTATCCATGAATCCACGCTTATCGGCATTTCAGTTTGAAGCATAGAACCTCGCCCAACCATCGTATCGACGGGTCGCAAGAACCACGCCCGTCATCCGGGTGTTCTCTGCCCGCAAGGTGCATGCGGCTAATAGCTACAAAATATAATCATGCCGTGATCGAAATCTGCTTTTAGCGCATCGAGCAAGCTACACTTACGACACGCGCCGCATGGTTCGGGATAAAAGCGATTCGAGCGGGCAGAGAACGGGGGCGAGTTGAGAACCTGTCCCCTCGGCTCAGGATTATGAGCTGGACATGTTTCTGGTTCAAGGCCGTCTATGCATCCAGAAAATAATAGTTTCCCGCAGTTTATATTATGGCATTCGCTCATACTCCCGATCCTCTTCGCCCCGATCCACCGCAACTTTTACATTTCACCCAAACACTCATGGTTATTCCTCCTTATTCTCAGCGGCAAACTGTTCTTTCGTTTTTCCAAAGTGCTTTTCTGCGCACGGAAGGCAAAACCAGAAGGAGCAATACAAGCACTTGTACGCATTCGCCATTGAAACTTTACGACCGCATTGTTGGTGATCTTTACCGCTCAACCTTGCGGGGTGCGTTCCCTGGCAGGTCACATAGTCAGTAAATTCCGTGTCCATTCCGGTCCCGGTGATGGACTTGGTGCGCAGCTTCTCGACCTCGATGCACTGAACTTGATAGCGTTTTAGTACGGTCTGCTGTGATATTGGCAAGTTGCCTCCCTGACTAACCAGTCGTTCGTGTGGGATGCTTCGCACCCCACAACTCAGCGTTATCGTCCTACTATCTCGCCCAAATTGGTCATTTCTTCGATTGACCATGCCGATTTTATAGTCGGCTGCATTGATGATTTCTTTGTGTATGAGGACCATTTTTTGACGGCCTCACTTGCATTCCGAGCAATAATTATGCCTGTTGTCCAAGAGCTTCTTATCTGCCATGCAAACATGATTTTCTCCTTTCCCGGGCGCGAATCAGAGCGCACGGACTACCCTGTTGCCGCCGGCAATAGGTTTTTTGAATTAACAAAATCTATAACGCGCTGCCCAGATCCCAAAAGAATATGCGGCATAAACACAGCATCAAAACTCATTGCGCCCATCTCGGCCGCTGTTATCTGCGCTTTGAGCATATCCCTGAGCATGGAACATACCGCGATTTTACCCTGTTCAAGGGCCATGGCATCATAATCTGCTTTTTTCATGCGTCGATGGCCGTTAAAAGGGTGTCTTTGCAGGTACATGGCCGCATACCCACGCCAGGACATGACGATAGAAACCGGCCGATCCCGGTGACGGAACTGTAGAATGGTTTCACCCTTGACGGTATCCTGCATGGTCCCGAACTGGGAGCAGCCAAAATCGGAAAGAATTTTTTCAAGGTCTGCAATTGCCTCTTTCCCACTTCTGGCGTGCTCATACGGCAAACTTTTAACCTTCTTTTTACGCTGTATCATGATTCTCCTTTCTTAAATTCCAGATCCCGCATCAGTCCTTGCCGTGTCTACTACAGTTTTTCTATCTACTGCCCGGATTATTCTCAATAACGGCTTCCGTAGTGGATTTTCGTGAATATGGGAAAGTCCGACACACAAACTCTCCCGCTTCTCCTTGGGGAGTTTAATGCGACTGATGAGTAAATAAACATGATGGCCGAAGATCTTCACGGGTGGAATCTCCTTTCCCTCCTGAGCACACCATCAATCCCGGCCTCCGGGTATTTCCGGTGCAACTCCTCGTACCCTTCCCTCTCCCGGCAAAGCTTCTCCTGGTCGCTGTGTGTTGAACAGTACCGCAACACATGGGAGGTAAAGTCCCTAGCCTTCTGTATGTCACGGGGTACAGCCGGTTGATTGTATCCGAGGTCTTCGTGAGGTGATGTAGACATATCAATGCCCTCCGTATTTTTTTTCTGCGTTTTCGAACCGTGTGAACCTGTTCAGGAAAGTGAGATCCACCTTCCCAATGGGCCCGTTTCTCTGCTTCCCAATGATAACTTCTGCCCGGCCGCGCCTTTCACAAAGGCATTCACCGTCAATAGGACATTCACACTTGTTGTATACTTCGGCCCGGTAAATAAACAGGATCACGTCTGCGTCTTGCTCTATGGCTCCGGATTCTCTCAGGTCGGCAAGCATGGGCCGCTTTTCCTTCCCCGGCCTGTTTTCCACTGCTCGGTTCAACTGGGAGAGCGCTATCACCGGTGTTTTCAGTTCCTTTGCCAGCGCCTTGAGTGATCGTGATATGTTTGATATTTCCTGTTCTCGGCTGCCCTCATTCCCCTTCCCGCGCATCAGCTGCAGGTAATCCACAATAACCAAGTCCAGCCCCTGATCCGCTTTTAATCTCCTTGCTTTTGCGCGCAGTTCGAGGGAGGAAATAGCTGCCGTATCATCGATATAAATTTCCGCATCCGACATTGTGCCGGCTGCATGGGAAAGGGGAGACCAGTCGCGTTCTGCCAATTGCCCGGTCCGGATTCGGTGCGCGTCCACCCTTGCCTGTGACCCCAGCATGCGAAGCACCAACTGCTCTTTCGACATTTCCAAACTGAACACTGCTACCTTCTGCCTTTTCTCGATTGCTGCATATTCAGCAATATTGAGAGCGAATGCGGTCTTTCCCATGGACGGTCGGCCAGCAATAATAATCAAATCGCTCGGCTGGAGGCCAGACAGCATGTCATCAAGATCCACAAACCCGGTTGCCACCCCAGTGATCTTCTCTTTTCTTTCATACAACCTCTCAATCATCCCAAAGCTATCCCCCACGATCTGGCGCATGGGGGAAAATGAATCCTGAGTCTTCTTTTGGGCTATTGTGAATATCTTCTCTTCTGCTTGATCCAGAAGTTCGTCAATACTCATTGTGCGGGCATCGTCGTAACTCTGGGTGATGATGTCGGTAGCGGAGTGGATCAGTTGGCGCAGGACCGATTTTTCGCGTACAATCCGGGCGTGGTTTTTAATGTTCGCGGCAGTTGGGACCAAACTGACTAGAAACGCAAGATATGAGGCTCCGTCCACCTGTTCAAGGCCCACCTTGCCGCGGATCGCATCCGGGAGTGTAACCAGGTCAATTACTTCCCCACCCTCATACATTTCCGCCATGACACTATAGATTCTACGATGGGAGTCTTTATAAAAATCATCGGCGGTCAGAAGGTCGACAACATTTTCTATTGCGGAATTTTCAATGAGTATGGCGCCCAGCACCATCTGTTCGGCTTCAAGGTTTTGCGGCGGCAGTTTCTGAAGGCTGATTTCACTTTGCGACATTGAATATCTCCATTTCTTTTGCTTTATATAATCGCTGTAGTTCCGTCCACTTCATGCCGAATTTTTTAAATTCTGTGTTTGCCTCATCCGACATAACTGGTTGGCTGGTGTAGTTTACATTGTCCAATTCTTTGGCGAGTTCTTCTTGTGCGGCATTATATGTATTGCCCTCGGGCTTTTTGGGCTCCTGCCATTCCACCCAATCCTGCCAGTTATTGAACCAAGTGGATCCGTTTTTTGGTTTCTTCCATGCATTTTCCTTCATGGCAAGGTGCGTGATGTAGTTGTCAAGTGCCTTATCAATCTTGGCCAATTCATCCAGGGTGTTTACTGTAGCCTTAAAATGGCGTAATGCCTCTTTTTTACCATCCTTGTTGGGGTACCGGTTCCATCGGACCATAAATTCATTTTCATGATTAATCGACTTTTCTTTTGTAGTTTCTTTTGTAGAGTTTTCTTTTGTATGTCCTGTTTTCGGTAATGACTCTTTACCTTTTTCGGTAACACTCATTTCCTTTTTCGGTAAGGCCGTGCTTTTTCTTTTTTCGGTAATCATACTTCGCAAAAAAGTTGACATGGCTGTCCTATTAGTGTGTGACTTCCCGTGACAACTTTTACATAATGTGATTAAATTATCATCCGTGTTATTTGTCTGATTAAAATCAATATGATGGACAGGTAAAAATTCTTTCGTAATATGCCCTTCATATCCACAAACCATACACGCGTTACCATCGGTCACCCTTATCTTGTTTTTTATTTCTGTTATACTTACACGTCCTTTTAATATTTCCTTTTTCGGTAATGGTTTCCATGTATGAAAATCTTTATTGAAACAGTATGTTGAACACCATCCGTTTCCTTTTTCGGTAACGTTGTTTCCTTTTTTGGTAATAAGATTCATCGAAGTCAATTTATTGATGGCTTGGCACACCCGTGTCTTTGACATGCCCGTACCATCTACAAATTGAGAAAGGGAAATATCATCTTCCTTTTTGTGCCATCCATATGTTTTCCTGAAAATGAAATCGAGAACTTGACGCGCTTCTCCAGGTATTCTTGTTTTGGCGAGCGCATCCATTATTTCATTTGCAATATCTGTATGGCCGTTTTCTGCTTGTGGATTTGCCAAAAATTTCTACCTCTCCAAGCCCCTCATCAGGCAGTGCATTACACTACGACAGGTTCACCCCTGCCGCCTCGAGCAGGTCTTTTTTGAACATGTGCTTCTTCCCCAAATGCTCCATGAGGTTCTTGGCGTCCTGGTAGAACTTTCCCCAGTCGATTTCTTCCGCCCGAGGATCGTGGTTCCACTTGCCGATTTTGAATTCATCGACATACGGCGCCGCGAAGTACATGGCCCTCAGTGATTCCTTGGGACTAATTACGGGCTCTATAGAGGCCCACGTCGATATACCGGCGTCCTTTGCCCGGGAAAGCATCTGTAATCGGTCGTCAGGTAATGCGGCTTTTGGTTCCCATTTTCTGGATAGGTCGTTATCCATGAAAGTCAGGGTGGCGCCGATTTTGTTCCGGGGATCCTTCACCAGGAGGTCGAAGTCCTTTACCGCCCGGGTGCCGCCCTTGGTTAGAATGTTCACGGCGTTGCCGGAATCGGTTATGATCTTGAGTATGGACCGGGTGAGGCCATGGACATCGTGGTTGGCCGGGTAGACGTCGCATAGAAAGCAGAGAAATATCGGGTCCGGTATTTTCTCCGCGCAGTCTTTTGACATCCGAGCGAAAAGGTCAGGGACGGCCGTTACTGAAGCATGAAATTTTACTTTTCCTTCTGGGCCCTTCATCCACTTGGCTGCCGGCGCATAGCAGTAACGGCATCCGTGATCGCATCCCGAGAAGATGTTCGCAGCATAGCCTTTATCCTGGTATTCTCCTGCCCTTCCTGATGGCGTGTAAAGTATCGGTCTCAAGGTGTGGCTCCTTCCCTATAAAAGCAATCCTACTTGTGCTGTTCTCTCTTTCTGTAGGGGCTCATACGCCCGCTGGATCTCGCAGCCGATCCATTGCCGCCCCAGCTGCTCGGCAACTTGGCCGGCGGTCCCGCTTCCGAAAAACGGATCAAGAACAATGTCGCCCGCCCGGGACCCTGCGAGGATGCAAGGTTCGATTAATTTTTCTGGGAACGTCGCAAAGTGTGATCCGCTATACGGTTGCGTCGCCACTTTCCAAACGGATCTTTTATTTCTCATCTCAACTACGTCTCGGACTGCGTTAGAAAAACTTGCATTCTGTTTACTTCCCTTGGCATTCATTGCGGCTTTCGGGTTGACACCCGCTTTTACCATGTGATCTAAAGAACGCGCTATCGTCTGGCCTCCGGGCCCTCCGTCGGCATATTTGTGGCTGTCGCTTCGGCCCCGAGCATACCGGGCGTGCGTGTCAAGGGAGGCTGGTTCCATAATCGCCGCCGCATCGTAGTAGTAGCGTTCCGTCTTGGAAAGAAGAAAAATATATTCATGCGACTTCGTTGGGCGATCCTTTACGGACTCTGGCATACACTGCGCCTTCTCCCATACAATGTCACACCTGAGATACCAGCCGTCAGCACGCAGGGCAAAGGCCACCATCCACGGAATGCCGACGAGGTCTTTCTGTTTCAGCCCAGGCGGTACGGTATGCCCGAGCGTGTTCCCGACGTCCTTATACTTGTTGTCCGGCACTTGGTATGATCTCGCGGCCGCGTATGTATCCCCAAGATTCAACCACAGCGTTCCGTCATCGGCCAAAAGATCCCGCACAAATCTGAAAATCTCAACTGAGTGCTCAACGTAAAGTTGCGGAGTAGGCTCAAGCCCGAAGCAGCCGAGCCATGCACCGCATTTCTGGCACCACGTATGACTTGAATCAAAGCGTGACCCGAGCGTATGGTTCGGATCGCTGGCCGTAGTGCTTCCAGCGTTTCCCTTTGTGGAGTTTTTGAAACCCGTTTCCTGCGGACCCCATTCGTGGTCACACTCAGTATCTCCACCCCACACTGTCGGGTTATTCCCATAATCCCGCAGCCCCCAATATGGCGGACTCGTGACGCAGGTTTGTACCTTCACGCCGTCCACTATCAGGCGCTTCATTGTTTCCCTGCAATCTCCGAAAAAGCACTTATTCACCCTTCAAACTCCTTCAGCCATTATTTATTCTGCGCTTCTCTAAGTTTCATGTATTCACTGTTTGCCGGTATCTTGATATCGCAGCCAATGCTCTGGGCCCAGTCAAGTATTTCCGTGGTGTATTGGTATGCCTCTCCGACATCAAGTGCGGCAGTCGGTCTCAATACTTCATGGACTGTCTTTTTGCCGGTTACAACATCGGTGAATTCTCTCTGCACCCAGCCGAGAAATTTATTTTTCAACATATCTTTTACCCACTCAGGCGAACAATCAGTCCTGCCTTTGTTGATCAGGTATTTACTAATCTCCTGGTATATGACATGCTGAAATGCGTTTTGCGAAAGGGACCTATGCTCTCTCCATGGGGTAAAGGTGATGCGCCATCCTTCTTTCGGGATGCTCACTTTTAGCAACCGGGAGCATTCATCTATTTGCTCTGCGGTTGTTGCTCTGTATGATTGAGGAGTTGACATATTGACCAACTATCCGCACAACCCGTATGCCGATTGACATTCCGATGAATCTATCAAAGCCATCATGTCCTGCTGCTTGCCTCCGTGCGTTGTCCGGGACCAGCGCACTACATCGCGTATGCCCCGGCCCATGAGATCGCCCCGGCTGTCGTCCGGCGACGGGAAAAAAGAAGATTCCTGACGCTTGCTCGCCAGCGCAACCATGCTTTCCCATTCGGCTATACGTTCAATCTGCTCTGGAAACCGTTTTGAAATTTCCCGGATTTCCCCCTTCGCGGCATTGATGCAAGGCATGCAGCCCACTCGATTCATTCCCATCGAATAAAGCGGGTTTGGCTTTATGCCGTGCCGAGCGTGTATCTTGAAACAGTCCTCGGCGGTCCAGTCCAATATCGGTCGGTAATTATACAGTCTGCCGTCGTCCACGCGCTCAAGAGGAAGGAGACGAGCCCGGCTCTCTGATTCGCTTGCTCGCACTCCCTGCCACGAGAAAACCATAAACGCCTCGTTGTCCAGTAGGTCAATATTGTATTCAAGTAGCGGCATGGTCTTCAAGAACTGTGTACAGAACTGGGCCTTTCGTGACGGGAAGCGCCCTTTCCAGATGCAAAGATCAAGGTACGGGTTCCCGGTCGGGACCAGTGCTTTTGCGGCCCGCTCGATCACGCCTTGCGGCACACCCTTATCCGCCCACTTCGACAGCACGTACTCTTTCTTTCCCGCGATCTGCAGGATAAAATCCCGTTTCAGCCGGTCGATCTTGATTCCCAACTTGTACTCTAAATATTCCAGGTACTCGTAAACGATAGGATGCTCGTTCCCTGTGTCGGCAAAGACAAACCGGCACTCATCCATGTTGTACTGCTCAATGGCAAGCAGTGCCGTTGCCGTTGAATCCTTCCCACTACTCATCGATACCACGCGCAAAACTTTCAACATGAAAATCACCCCTATCTAACTACACATTTTAAAATGATTCGATCCATTGGTTTCCCCCGGCTGCCATACTGCGGTACGTGACCTACCGGCTTATTTGTGGGCTGGCCGGGGAAGATTTATTTACTCAAACTCAATTTCAATAATCGTTTGGTCTTCCGCTCCTCTTTCTTGCGAGTACGATACTTCTTTGATGATGCTGGCGTTATCGTCTGCAAGTATTCCTGCTTTTGTAATCCCGTCCAAGACAGCTTTAATACTCGCTCCGTCGGGATCTGTGAGATGTTTTCTGATGCTATGCACTCTGATACGGCATGGTGTATGGCATCCCGTACTTTCTTTCTTTGCCATGGGCTCATGGCGAGAAGCGCGTTCCATGTCGGCAGCCTGAACGGGAGTGCCAACACTATTTTTTTGACAGGCACCACAGATGAGCTTATTTCCTTTCCATTTACATCCATTAATGCAAGCCATCTCTCTTTGCCTTTTCTTCAAGTTTTTCTTTATATTCGATCAATAACTGTTCATACACATCCTCGAAATCCAACATACATATCGCCCGGGCCAGCTGCCAAAGCCTGTCATAAAGCCCCGGAGATCTCTTCTCAATCCATGCCTTGAAAGCATTCTCGTTCGAGTGTGCTTCTGCATGGCATCCTACACACAGAGGGATCAAGTTTTCTTTCAAAGTGCAGGTGTTTCCATATTTCCGGTGAACAATATGGTGCGGGTGCAGCGCCATGGACGGGCTGTCCGGCCGGTTGCACTTCGCACACCGGGCATCCAGGAGTACGATCTTGCAGGCGACGGCAATGGCTTTATCCTGCCATTCCTTCTGGGGTGTCTGTCGTTCTGGTTTCGGGACCGGCTTTGTAAAAACGCTCACGCCACCCTCCAATAGAGGTATTTATTAGGACCTGCGCTCGGCACAGCCTTCCTGTCCAATAACCCCATATCCCGCATTTCCCGGAGCGCCTGGGCCGCTGTTGTCTGTATCATGTCGTGCTGACTCGCCAGTTCGCGGGATGAGATGCAAGGGACTTTACGGAGTAGGTTGAAAATTCTCTTCTGCGTAGGTGACAGTCCTCGGATAAGCACGGCATTCATGTCCGGGGCTATCTGCGGGTGCTTCTTTTTCAGGCGTATGAGGTCTTTGAGGGAAATCACGCCTTCACCGCCTTGAAATAGGATATGAGGTCCTCCAGTGAATGAAACACCGGTATCCCGAGAGAATATGCGCGTTCCAGTTCCTTCTGTGCCCCGCGGCTGTTTTCCCAACCTTCCACGAGTAAAATTGCGTCACTTACTTCCATCCACGCTAACGACTGCGCCTGTATCATCTCAATCGGGATAGACTCGCCTTCGCGGAGTTGGAAAAATAAACTGTAATCAATAAACGGGGAAAATACCGCAAAACCTTCTAGGAGCAGCTGGGTGGATATCCGCATGCCCTTCCGGAGATTGTCGAGGAACTTGATAGGGTTGGGGTCGCTCATCGCGCCAGCACAATAGATACGCTTCTTGGTATTCAATGATTCCTCCCTATGCGTGGGCATAAACCGCATGATTGGCGTAATTTGCCTTCACCAGTGCTGCCGCGATCCCTGGGCATACCGAATTACCGCACAGTCTTACCTGTGCTGTTTTGGTGAATGGCTTACCGTGCATATCGTGCTCGATAATATAGGTGTCGTAGAATCCCTGAGCACGGAATATTTCGCGTGGCGCGAGCATGCGGAGACCTATATCAATGATTTGGTAGTCTTCCCCGTGGACCTTTACTAAACCGAAACGATCTCTTGTTGAAATTGTATTAATTGGCTTCCGTATGTCATGGGATTCACTGGCTGCATGGTATTGCAAGAGGAATGCCCGGACTTCTCCGAAGTGAAGGCCGCCAGCCGTGATTGTCTGCAGCGGTTCACGTGAGTCCTGACCGATATTCGTACCCTTGAGCTTAACCAAGTGTGACGTTACAAGGCTGTCTTTGTCACGTTGAGTAACCGTCCGCACTGGTTCGTCGGCAGCATATCCTATGCTCGATCCCATGTATCGAACAAGACTCGCGGCTACCAGGGAATGATGGTCTACTGACGTGACCGTGCCGAGCGGCATTTCAACCTGCGAGCCCACGACTCCGCCGTAGTGTTTGGCGAGGAAGGCAGAAACGAGGGCATGCCTTTGAGTTGCGGTAATTGTTGGTAGTGGATCATCGACAGGATGGCAACGGTCCTCGTCACCTTTTGAAGAATAGAGTGAAGACAAAACAGGAGATACCAGCGCCAGCTCTCCCCGGTGCGCAGCGGTTATCGTCGGAAATGGGTCTTTAATATCATTGGTCCTATCGCCTCCCTGATGGGTCAGTGGAATAAGATGTGGCATGACGAGTGCGCTGTCTGCCTTTGCCGTAACCGTTGCAACAGGTTCCTCTATATGCCTCGGCCTTGACTGTCCTGCCCGTCCGCCAACTCCTATTATATGGGGCGCAACGAGCGCAAAGTGTCCGCCCTTTGTCTCCGCACAGATAGTTCTGAGCGGTTCATCAATGGGCATAGAACGCGGCGATGATCCGTTGGCGTGCTCAGTAATATACGGGACTACCAGTCCGTGCCGGTTCTCCGTAGTTTGCGTTGCCAGCGGATCGCCAACAGATTGCCCGCGGAACTCTCCGCCCTTATCGCCATAGTACGTCACGATAAACGGCTCAGTCGAATCTGTGACATACCGCTTAATACCCATGGCAATGCGGCGTTGCGTGGCTTCGGCCAGCGGTTTCTTGCGCTCGAATATAGACGGCGCGGGAATATCCCATTGGATGCACTCGGCCGCAGTTCTCCAAGGCAGGAGTTTTCCACTCTTTACGGCTGCGCTTTTCGGGTCACCATGTGTCGGCTCGGGCCACACAATAGGCTGTCCGTCTGAGCGGGCAATGAGAAAGAGACGCTTCCGGATGGTCGGGTCGCCATAATCACAAGCCCTGAGCATTTTATGGTCAACTTCGTAACCATTTTTACGGAGGGCATTGAGAAACGAACGGAAGGTTCGGCCCTTGCGTTTCGGACACGGGTACTGCTTGCCGTCCGTTTTGGTGATCAGCGGTCCCCAAGTGATGAATTCCTCGACGTTCTCGAGCATGATTACCCGTGGTTTTACCGTAGCAGCCCAGCGGAGAACTACCCAGGCAAGCCCACGGATCTTCTTACTGACAGGTTTCGTGCCCTTGGCCTTAGAGAAATGTTTGCAATTATGAACGACAATACCTTCAACAATGTAGCTTTCATCGTCCTCGACGCCAATATTAAAAACATCGGTTTCAACAACTGCGGGTTCCTGGCTACGAATAGGACACCACTCAAGGCCACTCTCGGCAATAGTTTGACTATGACCATCAACAATATTTTCTCGCCATCGAAGCAGGTAAATTGGCCTCGCGTTGACAATTCGGCCTTGAATTTCATTGCTGTTTTGTAAAAGATGAACTGTGACTGTTTTCCCAAGAGAATTCAGGAGGGCTTTGATTCCGAAAGCGAGGTGTTTGGATACCGTGCGGCATTCGGTAAATTGTTTTCCTGCCCATCCATCCGCAGAAAGGTATCCGTCAAGCAAAGACTGTTTAAAGGCTGGTCCGATACCGAGTGCCCAAGCTGGAATTCGTTTTGACTCGGCCCTGTGCCCAAAGTGTTCTCGTAACCATTCCACTAAACCACGGTGGTTTGTACTGAATTGATATGCTGTACCAGTCTCCCGCTCGTGCCACGCCAACTCATTAAAACCGGCACGTTCTCCTTCACGCATCCATGTGTTGATTGTCTGGCGAAGTTTTTCTACCTCATGCTTACCGCAGGTGAGAACCAATTCAGCGCGTGTATCTGTGAGGCGTGTCCAGCCGTCTCCAAGGTAACGACCAACAAGCCACATAAAGCGGTTGTCTGCAACCATGCCGCGACCCAACACAGGAGGTATTGTTGACGCCGGGAAGGTCGTAGGAGTTGCCCAATACCACCCTTTTGTGAGAAGCGATGCTGGTGCCCAGCCAGCGTCTCCCAGAACACGCCCATATCCTCGAGGTTCGGTACACCATACGCTTTTACGATGACGAACATAGAATGGATGCTCAGGACTCACAAGTAACCCGGGATGCCCATGTCCCTTAATTGACATCAACGGCTTGCGTGTATGAGATACCTCTGTTACCCGTCCCCAACGCAGTTTATGTGTGAGTACTTCATCGCCAACTTCGATTTCTTCAATGGCTTGATAGCCCCGGCGCGTGAGTACCAGTGTTCCTGCCGGGAAACAGTCCGGGCTGAACCATGCCAGGCCGACGGGCCTGCCGGCGCATTCAACCATCGGGTTGACTTTCCACACGTCTTCCCGGAGATGCTTTGTGAACGGGTGATTTACCTGATGCATCCGGATCGCGTCCGCATCGTGGTTTACAGCGATATCGATCGGGCGCCCAAGGGCCCGCTCTATCCCCGTTGATGCTCCGCCGCCGCCCGCAAAATTATCGACTACGATTTCTCCTGTCATGCCATACCTTTCTTAAAACGGCAATTCCATTTCCTTCCCGAACTTCACGCGCCACCAGGAGCGCAACCTGTACCCCCAGATTTTCCACCGGTACAGCGCACGCTTGATGCTTTGCCAGATCGGGTGCGTCAGATAGCGCATGAACATCCCGACATCAAATAAGGCCATCAGGATAACGACCGCTTCCCATGCCTTTTCGTTGTCAACAGCCTCGTGCTTGATCAGGCTGTTGTACTGGGTCACCGGGGGATGGATCAGGATCGGCAGTGTGTGTGTCGGTGTAAGTTTTTTCTTGATATTTATAAAACCATGCCCGCCCCGTTCCATCGCACGACCAACAAGGCTTGGTTATCACCTGCTTATCATACCCATCCTGCACCCCGTACCTGCGGAGGATCTTGTCCTTGAGCTGGTAGAACCATCCCTCTTTCCGGGATAGGTGCCGTTATTGGCAAGGATGAGCAGATTGAGGATGGACGGGTGCATGTTATGGCCTCTCCCCAATGATTTCCTCGATACACCTGATAAGTTTCTCAACATCCCCACTCTCGGCCCGGATGGTGTAATCGCAATCGATGGAATCAACAAACCGTTCGCTGTCATGGGTGGTCCCGGCCGTTTCATCTGTGTACCCGATGCGCTCCACCTTGATCAGGACACCGCCGAGGTCGCGGATGCGCTTGGCCTCTTCGGGGAAACGGACATCATCGACAACAACGTGCTTCTTTTCTTCGCCCATGATCCTGCAGATTTCGTCCTCGCAGCGGTTGACCCAATAAAGCGGGTCTACCTGCTTCCGGAATATCTCGGTTCCGACCTTCTGCATCAGCCATCTGGAACGTTCGGTTTTTGCTCCGTAACATTCTTCATGCGTACACATGCCGGCGGTAATGAGCATCTTCTTTAGCGGGTCCGCGAAGGCCACACGTGCGTAATCGAAATTAGCAGTGAGATGATCGCCGATGGTTGTCTTGCCGACATATGCCTTGCCTACTATGCCGAAGAGATGGAGTTTCATGCCGTTACCGCCGCATTCCGGTACTCGTTCATCAGGCTTTTCGGGATGTTTATAATCTGCTTCTTGATCTCCCTTTCCACCCCTCCGCAATCAGCCAGACACCAAGCATGTTGCTTTCCCGGAGTTACCCTGAGCACCCGGAGCACAACCGCCTTGGGCTTCGGCCTTGACGGTGATCCTGCGAACGCAAATGCTCTCTTCGCCACAGCCACGGCAACGGCCATCATCGAAGCCAGCCGATAATATTTATTGCTCACCAGATTTACCTTGCTCATGCTTCCTCCCTTGAAATCTCCCGCCCTTCCCCGGGCCAGTGCTTCCCGACACTGGTTGTTCCGGGGTCAGGGGGAAGGTTTGATTACTGATTATTGCTGCTGAATTTCCCGTTCAGAAATACCCATCCGGGCAGTTTGGTTTTCAGTGTTGCGATTTCCTGGGCGAGAGCATCGCGCTCGGTCCGCTCGTGCTTGACGTTGATGATCTTGAACACGGGCTTTTCGTCCTGGCTCTTGGGCATCTCGACCTCAAAGTCCGCTTCGATCCTGATTTTGTTTTCCGACCCTTCATAGAACGGCAGCGTCAGCGTAAGTTTCTTGGGCAGATTGCTTATCTGCGCCCCGTTCTTATCTGCAAACATTAAGGTCGTATTGTCCGGATCAAGGTCGCTCTCGAATTTCAATTCGCGGTCCATCTTGATCAGGGCAATGTTGCCGCGCAGGAGTCCGGAATTCTGGAAGCATTCCGGGTAGGTATCAAACAGTTTGAGCAGGGATTTTTGGTCAAATTCGCCGATACCGGGTTCCCCCCTCCTGTTTAAGAAGATCGCTTTCATTTCGAGAGAGATGGCCAAGGGGAGGGCGATTCTCTCCTGCCGCGTTTTTTCGTCGAAGAACATGGTGATCTTGGTGTTGTTTCTGCCATACTCCCCGACGTAAAAAATCACTCCCTCTTCAGGCTTGGCGCCGCACTTATTGATCGCATTGACGAACGCCTCGGAATCATTCGCCGTGTAAAGCCGGTCGTTGTGCCGACGGATCGGAGTGATCGGATCCTTGGTGACTTCTGTGTACCCCACTCCACCCCGCAAAAAATGCCGCTCCTGATTGGTGGTGGTGTCTTTAAAACTGATGTGGTCGTCAGGCAGTGCGGTTTTGCCGACGGTCAGTTGTACTTCCTGCGTGTTTTTTTCCATTACGATGCCGCTCCTTCCCTGTGTGCCGTTGTGATTGACCGAACCTTGTCGGAATCTGTGAATTCAAATCCCGGCTGCTTGGCGTTGTCGGACGTGGTTTCGATCTTGATCTTTTCGTCCTCGATGACCGCTATCGCCTTAGACGATCTTTTCGGGACTTTTGCCTCGCAATCGAACGTGATAATTACGCTTCCACCGTCCAGATCAACCGTGATGTCGATCGAGATTTTCCGCTTTCCTGGGATGTCGTTCTCAAAAATAACGGATTGCAGCACTTTCGCCATCTCGTTATTATAAAGCGGAAGTAATTTTGTATCCTTCAGGTTTGCCAATGACAATTCTTTCAGCATATGTCTCACCTCCTCTCTCTACTGCTGTTGTTATTTTTCTTTTGCCATCTGCATGAGTCGCGCAGCTACAACGACCTCATCAACTTGGTATCGTTTCGCAAAAAATGACACAACATCCGGTCGATCCTTGTATTTTTCCCAGTCGGGAAGAAACAGGCTATCCGGCATCAGTAAGTGCAGCGCAAATTCATTCGCTTCTTTCTCGTCTCGATCTTCTAGTATCGTGGTCATATTTACCCTTGTTATCGTGTCTTGCGCTCGCTTATTCCATAGCCCAATCGCGCCTCTGCGTGATTTCTTCGGATAAGTACGAACTAGGCATTTTAGGCATTCGATCTGCCACCATTTATGATTGACCATCGTGCTTTCATAGTTATCAACCCGCGCTTTACCGCCGCAGAATGGACACGATAACAAAACGGTCGAATCAGATTTCGCTTTGCTCAACTGTTCACCTCCACGTTGGTGCGGCGCTTCGCGCCGGAAACCTTTTACGTCTGGGCGGGCTGGTAGGGACTTTCGGTTCTGCCACCATCACCCGACGATCGGGAGTCCTCCCGGCGAAGGGATTCTCATCCACGGTACGGTATCGTTTTAGCGACAGCCGCCGCCAGTTCCCGCCCAGACGTAAAAGCTTTTTATATTAAGCGCCGCACCAATGGGGCCGTTAAGTCGTGACCGGCAAGCATTGGTTGATGCGTCGCACACTACGCGCCGCACCAACCAAGCCGTTCAAGACCGACCGCCCCTAACGGGGCGGCGACTTAACGGCCCCATTAAATTTCTTCATGCCTCACGAAGACGGCGGTTGATAGTTCCAACCTCCGCAAAACTGAGACAAGCATCACTACTTCGGCGCTCTTGTTCGCAGCGGTATACGTTGCCTCTTTTGCCGTTCGCACTTGTTTATCGTATAACTCAAGCAAGCCCCACGAGTCAGGCAATTCATCGGGCTTGACGAGTTTCGCGGGAACTAGAAAATAACGGTGATCCCCCATACCGCGCTCTTGTTCCCGGCGAAATATTTTATTCTTATCCGAGAGAAAATCTGCTCTCGATGCCTTGCACTCCACAAGGATGCTAGCTCCACCAGAAGCATAGAAGCCTATCGCGTCTGGAGTTTCGGTGTTGTGTGTAGTGGCAAGTTCGGCCAAAATGATTGTGCAACGCCGATTATTTGCAAGCCATGCCTGAGCTTTTTTGACCAACTCTTTATGAGTCAAACCGACCTCTGAAATTTAACCAGTCAGTCCAGCCGTCCAAAAAGGACGGCAGCTGACTTCTGCGTTATGGTTCCAACCTCTTCATGAATTCTGCATTGCCATCCTCATGGCACCTGCTGCAGATATATCTTTTTGTCTTGATCGTCTTGTATGCCCTCGGTGCCTTATCTCGTGGCGGGTATGTGGTGCGGTTATCTGTATTGAATGCCTCTATGCCGAGGAATATCAATCCAAGAGTGAGAGCGATGCTGACTATTGTGAGTCCGGGATTGGCCATGTTCTAATCTCCACTGTCGTCGGTCTGGTTTATGTCTTTCGGAGTAACCGCCATTTGTATCCTGTGCAATGCGCTGTATACCGCTTCCCGGTTCTTCGGGTCGTTGTAGTTCTCAATTGCAAAATCAATATCTTTCTTTATCGTTTCGATCATTCGTCACCACCTTGGTTAAGTTTGCAGGGCGACCCCGGACCAGGAGCCGCCCTGCATATGTAAAGGAGGTCCACTCCCCATGAGTGGCAAAAGAAACCCTGCCAGTAAGGAGAACCAGAAACCCGGCAGGGCAAATCATTTATTCGTCTCCGTCTTGAGTGGGGTAAAGTATGTCATACGGTTTAAATGTTGCCTCGTGGATCGCCCTCGCTACTTCAACTCGCATACGCTCGTAGGCCCTGATACGAATTTCTTTCGGGAGGCTGTCGAATTGTTTTTTTACGTCCGGGTGGACACGAAAGGAAACTGGGGGGCCTGTTTTTTCATACTGCTGCAGATCGTCGCAATCTTTAGCCATATGTGTCATTCCTTTCGTAAATAGTGAACCAATGTAGACAGTGACAAAGAAAAAAATATATGTATACTCAGGACGCTTTCCCCATGCGCTTGCCGAGTGACGGATTTTCAGCGAGGTGATATTTTCGAAAACCTTTTCGCTTGCTGAGAAAATAAATCGGTTTTTTACCGGCGAAGATGGCAAGGTCGATCGCAAGGGGGATGATGGTAGTTTTTTTATCCCCCCGCAGGAGTGGGGTTAGGAAGCTCGGCTCGACGCCGTGCTTATTGGCAATCTCAATCTTTTTCATTAGGCTTAATTGTACTTTAGTACAAGTTAAAAGTCAACATAAAATTGTACTATAGTTTATTGACGTAGCTTTGAGGATGCATATAATGAATGGATGGAGAACTCCATGAAGGTTTTAGGGCGGCATATAAGAGCTTTGCGTAAATCCAGAGGATTAAAGGCAAAAGACATTGCAGAACGTGCCAATTTGACACCTACTTATATAAGCAGGGTAGAAAACGGGAGAGTTGATGGCGTTTCGGTCGAGGTAATCATGAGGATCGCCCAAGCCATGTCTGTACCCACGGCAGCTTTGTTTAAAGACGATGAGATCGTGGAAGAATTAATAAAACATGCGGAACTAATGAAGAAATTTTTTAAGGAAGAAGGCAAAAAAGACAAATAATACCCTGAAAATACCCTGAAAGTATTAGATATGAGGTTGACAAATAATCCTTTCTTATGTTTAATTGGCTTATTAAATCAAGGAGGATTAAGGAATGAAAAAAGAAGAACCCTGCAACAATCTGAGGAACAACCTGTGCAAGCGATGCAGATCCAGCCGTATTGTTGTGGTGCCACGGGCCGCATTTGTGAAATATCTGAAACAAGGAAACGCCCTGCTATCGAAGTCGTTTTGCCCTCCCAACTCCATCCATAAACTACCGAAACAATAAAAAATAATAATACTTTGACTTAAAAAAGGCACCCTTGGGTGCCTTTTTTATTGTCCGAAAAATAATTGTACTATAGATATATTTTTTACTTGCATTGTTAGTTGTACTATGGTACAATTCAACCATGCTTAATTTGCTGCGTTAGTTTCACCCTCTGCCCCTTCTTACGAAGCAGGGCGTGAGGGTTCTAATAGCAACATGGTACATCCACCAGCATCGGGATGGTTTCAAAGGCGGATTACAATCGGCCAAAGGTAATTGAGCTTCTTACCGCACCGCAGTACCAGTAGGTAGTTCTTGGAGGGGGTTGAGCTACGGAGGGCCAAACCGGTAGCGCAAATCGAAAACGACACAGTGCGTACCCTGATCCCGGGGTCTGAAGCGCACGAGAGATACAGGAAGGGGCCGCTTGCTGGTCGTCGAAGCAACGCGTTGGTCTGCAGGCAACAGACACTCTTCCTGCCTCGCCAAGAACTACTTACTGGACACCACGAGCGCAGCACCAGCGATTTTAAGAATCGCGCCATTCTCCAAGAAAGGAGGGGCACTGTGAGCGCATTAGCGGAAACACTCAGCAAAGCCAGAACGCGCCGTAAGTTGTCGATGAACGACGTATCCAGGCAGTCCAGCATCGCCAAAGATCACCGCGGCAGGATCACTCAGGGCTACATCTCCCGCCTTGAGTCTGGCAAAGAAACAAACCCATCATTCCTGAAACTGCAGACGCTGTGCAATATTTACCGGATCAATCCGGGGACACTCTTTAAGCAAACGGTGAGATAGACTTGTACGGCGCAAGAGCGGACTGTAAATCCGATCCGAAAGGCCAGGAGGTTCGATTCCTTCTCTCACCACCATCACGCTCGATCATGATAGTTCCACGTGAAACATCGGTGCAAAATCCTCAACCGGAGGTGATTGCCCTATGAAGTAGGAAAAACACTTATTTTATCACTGTTCCTTATTGAGAGTACCAAAAGCAAAGTTTTACGTTCTTTCACATCAAGATCCACATCCAGAATTACATCAAGTTAAAAAGGGCGGGCAGAGCCTCTTGCACCCGTGAGATAGGGTTCAGCTCCAATAAAACTTCGCGGCTTTCAGATACTCTGAGCCGCACACTAATCGAGCGATGGGGAGAAATAAAAAATTACCCGACGCAAAGCTCTGCCGCCCTCACCTACGAGCATCCTATATCGGAATCATATTTTTATTTTATTCAACGTCGAAAGGTGAACCCATGTCAGAATCAAAATATGAGTCATTTTCGTCAATCAGCGAACTGAAGCCGGGAATGATCGTTCGCGGAAAGTCAACCGGACAAACGTTTATGGTCCTCGTAAGCTTTGGGGACCGCGTGACTGCCGTAAGCACGGCAGACATAACGAATCCCGATGAGTGGGAAGTTTTAAAAAAAATAACGCCAAGCTGACCCGCAGCCGAGGAGGAGAAGCATGAGCATGTGTCGAATACCAGACTGTGGATATTATTTCAAGGGATGCTGTAAAAAGAAAGATGGAACTATTTGCACTGCTCAGGCTTCGCCGTCTCGAACGAGTGGTTCTCCGACCGCGTCGCGGTCGGACTCGGTCGAGGCGGCTGCCTCTCAACTCGCCGCCATTCCAGCGGTCACAATCGAAAGTTGAGGAGCGAGTCTATGCAAAAACTTACAGTAAAGGAACTCAGAGACGCACTGCAAAAGGCAGACGATAATGCAGATATCATTATTCATACTGCCAAAGAGATTTCGACAGCGAGGCAAGTAGTGATAGGCAGAGAACCGTTCATCATGATAATCGCAAGCGACGAAACTTGTCCTTAGAAGCGTGACCGCTGGAATGCTTGCGTAACTCGCAGGCGTAGCCAGTCGAAGTTGACGCGATTGTTACGATTGTTATGATTGCGTCTAAAGGTGGTAATTGAAAATGGACGAAAAAGTTTACGATCTTTCATTAGAAGATATCAGACCATTGATTGACCTACCTGCCGAATATGAATTGGTTCGCGCAGATAGCAACGGAAACGGAACAGGCGTGATTGTCAAACTGGTCAAGCGATCATAATGCGGCGGTAAGCCTCGGCACGCGAAGCGACGGGTTCGACCCGTTTGGTTAAGACTTTTTGGAGGGCTGATATATATGCCAAGAAAATTATCTGAACCCGTTATGCGATACGCGAATGCCATGCAATTGAAATTGAACAAAAACGCGCACAAAGGCGGCTGGATTCGCTATGACAATCGGGGCCGACGAATATGGGCTCCTGAAGACGTGCGTTTTTTGCTCAACAAACTTAAAGAAGAGCACGACGAACTGATTGCAGAGGTGGAAAAGTATTTGTCTAATCCATGCATGTATCAAGGGAACAATCTGCTGAAAGAAGCTGCGGATAATGGAAATATTTCGATGATGCTTGCGGATGTATGTAGGCAATTGAAAAAAGTATAACGCGCCGGATGAACGGCGCAGCGGAAGCGGAATGTCGGTCCGCTGGTTGAAAACGGCGATATCAGGAGGCCCACCATGAAGAAACAGAAATTGCTCTGCGGAAAGTGCAAAACGGAACTGGACGAAAGCATGCTCTGCTCGGTAACTGATACTGTCGGCGAGGTTTACCGGGAAAGAAAGGCTTTGTGCTGCAATAATCCAGATTGCTCGGCACCGATCCATGTAATTTCTATGACCGAGGGGCCGATTGAGAAACCCAAAACGTTTTTTGGCCGCTCCTGGCTCCTCGCTCCTATTGGCCGGCTGCTCATGGGGAGGACATAGTCATGGAGATAACCTATTGCTCCTGGATTCGCGTGATCGAACAGGCACAGCGGGAAGCCCCTGTCTGGCTGGAAGAAGCATTCGCTCGGATCAAGCAGAAAGAAGTTGCGTAATGACCGAAACCGCACCCATACACAACTTGGCCGACGCCCTGCCATATCTGCAGGAACTGATGAAAGTCACCTGCACCTGTCAGCACAAGCACACAAATCCGAAATATCATAAAGCCGGGTGCCCCTACCCGGAAGAAGCATATAAACTTTGTCCAATGTTGAAGGAGACCACCGATGAACCCGAACGCAACAGTTGATCAGCAGTGCAGCAATGCCCATGGAACCAATACCTGTGGAGCTGGCTGGAAGCAGTGCCCCTGCCCTCAGTCGATCGACCACATCAAAAAGGTACGGCGCCGGGGAGATCCCGGGCCCCTGCCGCCGAGAGAAGAAAGCGAGGAATACCGATGAAAAAGATCAGCCTGAAGAAACTGGTGCTCAAGGACTTCCAGGGCGGGAATTTCACGCTCGAATCGAACGGACAGGATGTTCATATCAGCGGGGATAACGGGGTAGGCAAAACGAGGCTTATCAGCGCCTTCACGTGGCTCCTGTTCAATAAAGACTCCCTCGGCCGCAACGACTTCCAGATTAAGAACCTTGACGCGACCGGCGAAGCCGCGCACGGGCTCGAGCATACCGTCGAAGCGGTACTGGATGTAAACGGCGACCTCGTAACACTCAAGAAGGTCTACGTGGAAAGATGGACCAAACAGCGCGGCCGAGCGCACGCGGAATTCTCCGGCCATACCACGAACCATTTTATCGATGAGATACCCGTATCCGAAAAAGACTACAAGGCCCGAATCGCCGAGATCACCGGGGATGAGGCACGGTTCCGCCTTCTGACCTCCCCTACCACATTCCCCGCCCTACACTGGAAGGAAATGCGGTCCATCCTGCTTTCGGTCTGCGGAGATATCAGCGACCAGGATGTGATCAACTCCGACGAGAAGCTTTTCGCCCTTACCGCAATCCTCGGGAAGAGAAAACTGGACGACCACAAGAAGGTCGTTGCAGCCAGAAAAGCTGAGATCAATGGGGAACTCGGGAAGATCCCCGTCCGGATAGACGAGGTGCGCCGGTCCCTGCCTGACATCGCTGGATTGGACAAGGACGCGCTTTGGAACGAGCAGTTGCGGCTCGAGGGCGCCATCTCTGACGCCAAACTCCGGAAGCAGGGTGTGGACACCGGAGGGGCCATTGCGGACCTGACCAAACAACTGAAAGCCATCGACTCCGACCTGTACCGGATGGAGCGCGCGCACAGCGACGAGATCGGAAAAACAGTGGGCAGACTGAGCGGAGAAGTCACGGAAGCCTATGAAAAACTTCGTGCCAGCCGCAACCGTCTGGATGCCATTGACGGGGAAATAAATCGCAAGAAGTCCTCTGTAAGCGCCCTTGAAAACGATCTGGACCGATACCGGTCCCAGTGGGGCGGCATTGAAGCCGAACGGTTCCAGGACACAACAGCCGAAGCATGCGCTGCCTGCGGCCTGTCCCTTCCCGCTGGTCGTGTTCAGGAAGCTCGGAATAAAGCCCTGAAATTATTCAACGATACCAAGGCGAACCGACTGGCAGAGATCACAAGGAAGGGCGTACAACTTAGTGACGAGCGGGACGGGCTGCAGTCCCAGATTGCAGCACTTGAAACAGAAAAACAAGGTCTTACCGTGACCATTCCGGAGGCAGAAAAGCGGCACCAGGAACTTACCGCCGAGCGCGATGCGGTCAAGAAGCAAGCAGAGGACTATTCCGCGATACCGGGCAGGGCCGCACTGCTCGCCCAGAAGACCGATATCGAACAGAAGATTACGGCCGCCAAGGGCTCGGTAGCCCAGGACACCGCCAAGATCGAGCAGGAAATCGACGGCATGGAAACTACCCTGAAGGGCGTCAAGGAGAAGCACGGCCGGTTCGAAACACGCGAAAAGGCAGAGAAGCGGATCGAAGAACTGAAAGCCGAGGAAAAGAAACTGGCGTCCGAGTTTGAACAGCTCGAATCCGAACTCTTCCTGTGTGAACAGTTCATCAGGACCAAGGTGAGCATGCTGACCGACCGGATCAATTCCCGGTTCGAGATCGTGCGCTTCAAACTGTTCAATGTTCAGGTCAATGGCGGACTGGATGAGTGCTGCGAGATCACCGTCAATGGGGTGCCTTATAACGGCGGTCTGAACAATGCGGCCCGGATCAATTCCGGCCTTGACATTTGCCGGACCCTCTCCCAGCACTACGGCCTTCTGGCGCCGGTCTTTGTAGACAATGCCGAATCCGTGACCAGTTTGGTAAAAATGGACGCCCAGGTTATCCGGCTGGTCGTGAGCGCGCTGGACAAGACGCTCCGGGTGGAGATGGCAAACAGGAAAATGGTGGCAGCATGACACAGAACAACGATACCAAAATCCCTTTGATGCAGGAAGTCGAATCCAGCAACATTGCCTCCATCGGACACGATGAGGAAGAAAACGCACTGCACGTTCAGTTTAAGAACGGCGGGCACTATGTCTATTCCGGCATCGCGCGTGATGCATTCAATGAAATCCTAAAGGCCAAAAGCGTGGGCGGCTATATCCACAAGCACGTGAAAGGCCAGTGTGCCTGCAGGAAGATCGAGATCAAGAAATAGGAAGATAGTAAATAGAAAGGCGAAACATGAAAACAGTATCGATTTGCAAAGCTCAGGGTATTCCACGGGTGAACAGCATCGAACCCGTGACAATAGTGATTGAACGGGAATTCCCGGAGTACAAGGCCCTGAGCCAATCTGCCGAGCATTTTGAAAAGGATGCAGATGCCCTTGTGGGCGCCATCTTAACCACTCTACCGGGTGGGACGATTGACAGATTGATATGCAAACTTCTTCAGAAGAAGGCGTCACTTTTCGTTGTACCGTTATTTAATGAAAAAAAACCAGACGAAGGAGGCATCACCCATGGCAACACAGACAGCAACAGATAAGGCCCCGGCAAAGCCCGGGAACGTACCGGCAACACAAAAGGCAGCAGCCCCGACAATTTCGGGCACATCCAAGAGCATCACCGATATGGTTGAGTCCAGCATCAGCCAGATGGTCATGGCCGGGAAACTCGTTCTCCCTCCCGATTACGCAGTGGCGAACGCCCTCAAATCGGCCTACCTGATGCTCCAGACGGTGGAAAATCGGGATCACAAGAAGGCCCTTGAGGTTTGCACCAGGGAGAGCGTGGCAAACGCTCTACTGGATATGGTGGTGCAGGGCCTGAACGTCGGCAAGGACCAGGGATATTTTATCGTCTTCGGCAACCAACTGGTGTTTATGCGCTCTTACATGGGCGCCATGGCCGTCGTAAAGATGGTCAACCCGGCCGTTAAGGACTTCGCCTTTGCCGTGGTATATGAGGGAGACGTGTTTAAATACTCCCTCAAGAACGGTCAAAAAACCGTCGTGCAGCACGAGCAGGAACTGGCAAATATCGACAAGGCCAATATTCTCGCGGCCTATGCCATCGCCCTAGACAAAGACAACAACCCGATCAGGACCGAGATTTCCACGATCGACGAGATCCATCAGGCATGGAAGCAGTCCAGAAACAACCCGTTTGATGATAAGGGCGATGTTAAGGAATCGAGCACGCACGGCAAATTCGCGTCAGACATGGCCCAAAAAACCGTGATCAATAAACTGTGCAAGTTCATTATCAACTCATCATCCGACAACACCCTGCTGAAAGAAACAGTCAACAAGACGTATGAAGTCGTGGATGCCGCCGCGGTAAAGGCGGAAATCAGCGATGCGGCAAACGCTGGTCCGGTGCTGGAAATCCCCGCGGAGACCATCACCGAGACTGCCCAGGCAGCCGAGCAGTCAACCCAGCCCGAGAAGTCCCCGCCGCCGGCAGGAGACGGGCAGCTTCCGCTTACGGGAGCAACGGCAAGGAAACCGGGATTTTAAACCTTCGGCGAAGGGCTGCCTGACAGAAATGCAGGACAGCAGCCGATCACTCCCGGTACCGGTGTAATCCGGACCGGGAGTTTAATAAAAAAATTATGAATGAAATTTGGAAAGACATACCTGAGTTTGAAGGTGTTTATCAAATCTCAAATCATGGTAGATTGAAAAAACTAAAATGCGAAAGAAGACCGCATTCCTATCCTCGGATTGTATCGGTTAAAAACGGGAATGGGTGGTATCTCACGATTATTTTGCAGTTCGAAGGGAAAAAGAAAACTGCGAGAATACACCGTCTTGTGGCAGAGGCATTCATTCCTAATCCAGAAAATAAGCTAGAGGTAAACCACAAAGATACGAATAAACAAAACAACCACTGGAGCAATTTAGAGTGGGTCAGCCGAAAAGAAAATCATGCTCATGCGGTCAAGAATACAGATATCGTAAAGGGCATGAATCATTACAACAAGTTTGTCAGGCCAAATATCATAGTGCAAGTTTCTCCTGAAGGAGATGTAATTAAAGAATTCCCAAACGCATGCGAAGCTGCGCGAACTACAGGCGTATGTAACAGAAATATTCTCCAAGTTGCTCATAAGACGCAATATAAGCCTGGGAAAATCAGGAAGCAAGCGGGTGGTTTTATCTGGAGGTTTAAGGATGCAGTTTGAGTCATTGGCGTCATCCAGTAAAGGAAATGCTTATATCGTTACAGCGGAAGGGGCAGCGCCGTTGCTCATCGAAGCAGGTATGCCAATCCGCACTTTGAGAGAACGCCTAGGTTTTGGCGTTACGGGTCTCGCGGGGTGCCTTGTATCCCACGAGCATCTTTGACCACGCCAAAGGCGTCAAGGACTTGCTTAAAGCAGGCGTAGACTGCTGGATGAGCGCAGGGACCGCCGAGGCACTTGGAGTATTCGGCCATCACCGGCATTGCCTGCTTTTGCCTGACGATACTGCGACACTAGGAAATGGATGGACGGTAAAGCCTTTTGATCTACAACACGACGCCTCAGAGCCGCTCGGCTTCCTCATAGGCCACAAAGATGAAAGGCTTCTGTTCGTTCCAGATACCGCATACGTCGAGAACCGCTTCGCAGGTGTCACCCTGGCCGCGATCGAATGTAACCACGTGGAGTCCATCCTGTCGCAGAATATCGTAAGCGGCCGGGTGGATCCTTCTCTCGGGAAGCGGATACGCAGGAATCACATGAGCCTGGAAACCGCAATCGCCATGCTCAAAGCCAATGATCTGAGCAAGTGCCGGAAGATTTTTTTGCTTCATCTCTCAGACGCTAACTCGGATGAGCAGCGCATGAAACTTGAGATCCAGCAGGCCACAGGAATACCGACTGAAATATGCTGAAACTTGAATTCAACAAACCATCCATTAATTGTATGTATTTCCGGGAGAAACTTTCCGGGGTTGGGGAGAATGTCTGCATCCATAAATTCGATACTTGTACACCAGTAGACTGTGAAGATAAGGCGCCATATCCTGCAGCGGAAGATATCCGACAAGAAAATTGGAAGCGCAACTACGAAGAATGCCCAAGCATGGACTGTGAGCTATGCGAGGATAGAGAAATCTGTGAAGGAAGTGAAGTGTAGAGCAGCCCGCACCACGCGGGCAGAGAACGCCAAGCTGACCCGCAGCCGAGGAGAAGCTATCGGAAAGGAGAAATATCATGGGCATGCCTGACAGAACGGTTGATCCGAACGGAATTGAAGAAGACGACGCATATATGACCATCTTCGAAGAGGCACGCAAGGAGAAAATGGCCGATATGGACGTATGGGTTGCCTGGAAGATGGGTCTTGCAGCATATCAGCAGGCGCGGAAACTCGACGTGAAGTTTCCACACGACACACCGGAACCGATTGATACCCCGGACCACATGACCATCGCGGATATGAAAGTTGAAGTTGCCGACTACGAACCGCATTATAACATGATTGATGCCGAAACCATCCGCGAATCATCATGTCCGGCTTGCAAGGGCCCGCTTATGTACCGTGGATTCAAGCATGGTGACTCATACCGTGCGTTTGCCGTATGCAAGAAATGCAATCGAGCGGACGAATTTTAAAGCGTCCAACGCGGTCGATAGGATAGATGGCGCTGAAATCGTACTGGAAAATAAAATAGCCCAGGCAATCCCCGGCCCGGACGGGAAGTCAAGATGGACTGCCAACCCTTATGTATGGAGCATTTACTTTAAGAGAATACCTAACCATGACACATTTTGAAGACGGACCCGCAAAAGGGGAAACCCTGATGCTGAAACGTTCTCCCATCTTTCTCCGTGTGGTAGAAGTTAACGGACAATGGGACGCTCTTGATCAGTTGGATGACGAACCAGCCCCCCATGAGAAGATATACGCCTATGAACGCATAGGCGAGCCCGGCATGGTGCATATCAATGCAGGGCGTAAGGGCAACAGTGGGTGGTATCCGATGGCAGCTTACCGGTTCATAACTGATCAACCAACCGATTCTGCAATGCTCGACAGCGAAGCCTGGCGGCAGTGGTGCCGGAATAGAGTAAAACCGAAATCTACAGAGGTCTTAAAATAATGGTCATCCTTGCCTTTCTGCAAAACATGTGGGTTCGGGAGCCCGAGAAGGTCCGGGCTTGGCTGGACAAGAATCCGCATCTCTGGAACCGTGCCGTAACCGGCTTTTTGTTCTCGGGCTGTCTGACCGGCCGGAGGATTAAAGCCTGCTTCGGTGACCTGGTCGAGAAGATGACATTCGAGGAATGTACAAGGGAGATCGCCGGCGATTCCCGAACCATCTGCCCACCGAACACCGCACACATCGAGGCTTGTATCGAGAAGTACAAACCGACGGTTGTGGTCACGTTCGGGAGGATCGCAGCTGAGGCGGTACGACCGATCTGGCATGCCTGGTCCACATTGACGCCTGAATATTTTATCGCATTGCCTCACCCAGCAGCCAGGCAGGTCGACACGATCAGCAAACTGAAGTCTGCAGCCAATAAGATCAGGAGGCTCTGTGGAAACTACATCAGTTAGCGGCGAAATCAAAAAAGAAACCGACCTCGCCATACTGTTCTTTGACGGGGAAAAGGAAGTCTGGATACCGAAATCACAGATCGAATCCCGGGTGAATTACAGCGATAGCGTGGAGATTGAGATTCCGGCCTGGTTAGCAGAAGAAAAGGAGTTGGTATGAGCGACGTTATTAGAGACATTACAGATTACTCCATGAGCGAAGACTATGAACTGCTTTGGGACTTGGCACAAAAGCAGTCAGTCGTGTGCGAGGTGGACTATGATTCCAGAAACAATGATCCATCCAAACCTATCCGGGACATAGCAGCCACTCGATCTCACAAGCATCGTGATGAAATAGTGGTCGAGGTTGAAGTCAGAGGGTACGGGTATATCTATGCCACTGATAAAGAAGATTTCCTGATGCAGTGCCGGAGATCGCGGCTGAAGTTCATATTGCCCCACATCAGAAAAAAAGAGAGATGCATACACTACTCGTGCAGACTGTGCTTATTGGGCAGTGGTATATGCTCAGGATGCGAGGGCTGTAAAGAATATGAACCTGACGGGTTGTAATTAATGGCCGCCTTCTCCAAAGATGGCTGGGTTAACCGCTTCTGGCACTGTGACGGTTGCGGGAAAGAAGGATCATGGGAAGAAGGCTGGTCATGGTACGGGTCAATCTTACATCTCGACACATGCCCGAACGATGTCCCGGTTGCCTGTTCAGATGCTTGCGCGAAGATCGTTCAGGAGAGGATCGACAGCGGCCAGTACGTTTTACCGAAACCGAAGCTGAGGAATAAGAAATACTACTCGGCAGTGGTGACGAAGAGAAAGGGGTACTGAATGAGCGAAGAACTTAATCCAATCCCCTGCCCGTCATGCGGCGAAGATCTGGTAAAAAAAGATGACCATCACGGAGACTGGTGGGCTCACAAGAATGATCTGTCAAGCTGCATTTTTTCATTCATTCAATTGATGGATCAATCTGATGTTAAACGGTGGAATATTCGACCGACTATCCCCGGGCTCTAAGTAACCCACATCCCAGAACACGATGGGGCCACAGGATTCACCCGGGGGCTCACGCTGGCCGAAGGTATGGAGTTGCTGCCGAAGTTGGTTGAATACATCCTTACCGCCGAGGGGATGCAGTGTATAAGCGGACTGTCTGTCAATCTAGTGCTTACCCTGCCCTGCGGGGATCGCGTAGAGGTCCAGAAAGATGATATTGCAGAAAGTACCAAGAGATAAGAGGAGTCATTATGAGTAACGAGCAGCCGCAAAAAGTAGTGAATACTCTCCCGGCCGAGGGCCTTTGTCGACTCAGGCAGATCATAGGATACAGGGATAAAGATTCTGGTGAATGGGTGCCAGGCTTCCTTGCTATCAAAAAAAGTGCATGGTATCGGGGGATCATAGAAGGCAAATACCCGAAGCCTGCAAAGAAGTTTGGCACTCGCTGCACTTTATGGGATGTTGATGATATCAGGAAGCTGAAAGAAAAGGCATCGTAATGCGATACTGACCCCTGCTACTTTAGCGTGGGTGTCGAGCACTCTGGTTAGTTTTCCAGAGTGCGGAAAGGCAGCATGATAAAGATTACAGACAGACGGTCAATTTTAAAACAGGTCATCAGCGGGATTTGCTGGTCTCCGGTGGCTCTCATCGGCTTATTTATTGCTGCGCTCGTGGGCCTGATGGCATACGGTATTACAATTACCATTCTTGGCGGCGGGCTGCTTAAAGTCATTATTGGATTAGCGAAGTCTGCCGGTATTATGGCCGTGGTTTTCGGATACATCATTGCATTTATATGGTCGAACCAAAACTAACGCGAGCATGAGCCGCGTACACATTGGAGGGCAAATGAAGCATTTTATTAAAACCACAACGGAGCAGATCGGGCGACGGCTCGATGCTCTGGTTAGAATTTGTCATGTTCATTGGCATTCTAAGTTTGCGAGATCGTGGATATGTCACTCATACCCATGCTATTATCCTGTTTCTGATTATCGCTGCCGATGTGGGCACATTAAGACATATCGCACAAATTGATTTTAACGCGGCGCTGACCTGCCGCAGCGAAGCGGAGGCCAGTGTCGAGCGTCCTGGTTAGAATTTATGCCAATGATCGCAGCACTATATGTTATGAAAAACGGCGTCTATTATGGGTTGCCCGACGTGGACCCATGGGACGCTCACCGCGACGCCCGGAAGTACGCAGGGCCTTTCCCGGTTGTCGCACATCCGCCCTGTGAACGATGGGGCCGCTATTGGAGCGGAGGGCCGATGTTGGCAAGGACGCCGAAGGCCAAAAAAAAGGGCGACGATCAGGGATGTTTTGAGGCGGCGATAAATGCAGTACGCCGATTCGGCGGAGTCATTGAACATCCCGAGGGCAGCCACGCATGGACGGCATTCGGTTTGAACAAGCCACCGCGAACCGGGGGATGGGTGACGGCAGACTTTGAGGGCGGCTGGACATGTTGTGTCGAACAGGGACATTACGGGCACAGAGCTCGCAAGGCAACCTGGTTATATGCGCACAGCGTAGAATTGCCGGATTTGAAGTGGGGTTCGTGCGGTAAAAAGGAACGGCTGGAAGACGGATACCATTCAACGGAAGAGCGGCGGCGGGCAGTTCGTACCGGGATTTGCCAGAGGTTATCGAAAAACCAGCGCACCGCGACGCCGCAGGAGTTCCGGGATTTGTTGATTGGAATTGCAAAGACGGTACGGAATTAAAATTCCAACGCTTGCGTCAACCGCGAGCGAAGCGTAGACGGTTTGGACGCAATTGTTATGCGCCATCACGGAAAAGGAGAACAGTGAAAACTATTATCACGAAACAACAGTTCACAGAGTTAGTGGGGATTCTGGCACTCGCAGATCATGAAATGAAAATCCTCAACACCCTAAACGATGCGGCACACGCTATCACAGGTGAAAAAGATGATTGGGGACATACGGCAGATGCGATCTGGGACGACAACCTACGAGACGCGAAAAAATTGTTGAGGAAGCTCAAAATCATCGTTAAAAAGTAAGCGCATAATGCGGCAGTTAAGCCTCGGCCCCGTCAGGGGCCGAAGGTCTTGAACTCCTGGTTCTCTCAGCGCTGATTTATAGCGCGTTTTGAGAAGGAGTTCAGGCTTAACTGCCGCATTCCCTCAGCGCGGCTCATGTAAAAGGCTTTAAGCTGAAAGGAGATTACACAATGGCAACGAAAATCGAAAAGGTGCTTCAAGATACAGAAAAATGGCTTGAAAAAGAAAAAACGTGGGAAGACGATTTAGACGGATTAGATGCCATAGATATAGCGAAGGCTGTAATTCATCGGATCAGAGAGCGGCTTTCAGCTTAAAGCCTACCTCTAATCAGCGCTGAGGGAACCCGACAAAATGAGGGGTGCGGAGCATCCCGCTCGATTTTAATGGTTAGCCGCTTTCATCGGTTTAGCCAGAAAGGATACTATTATGAGTTGGGGAGAAAGAAGCTGCAAGCGGCCTTGTCGTTGTCCTCAGAAATGTAAAATGGAAACGTGTAATGTTGATTGTTCCTCGTATGAATGGGATGGTGTGACAAAACCAGATTCGGCGTCAAAAATAATGAAATATTGGCCTTGTGAATGTCCTTTTATCGTGGGGCAGAATAGGTGTCAAGTTCATGATGCTGAAGCTACATGGATAATGTTCGATACGCCATTACGGGGTTATGACAACCAGAGAGTACAGGAGGCCCTTAAATCACTGGAAGAGCTGTGCAGGTCGGGCAAGAAGTTAAGCGGCTAACCCCGGGGCTAAGCCATCGCCCGTAGGGCGATTGGTTTTGAACTCCTGGTTGATACGGCGCGTAGCTTGCGCCGTGCCAACCGATTAGAGACTTCAGCGGCTCAAGGCCCCCATTGGTGCGGCGCTTAATATAAAAAGCTTTTACGTCTGGTCGGGAACTGGCGGCGGCTGTCGCTAAAACGATACCGTACCGTGAATGCGAATCCCTTCGCCGGGAGGACTTCCGATCGTCGGGTGATGGTGACAGAACCGAAAGTCCCTACCAGCCAGACCAGACGTAAAAGGTTTCCGGCGCGAAGCGCCGGGAGAACGTCAAAATGACGCGCAAGCGTAGCGCGTCGCTATCGATTTTATGGTTAGGCCACGGAGGGGAAATGAAAAAGCCATTAGACATAGCCAACAAATGGAGAGATGAAAACGGGTACATCGGCAAGGGTGGCGTCATTGTTATTTTAAATGGTGAGGTCAACAGTTGGGTGAATGAGTTACGCAATCCTGAGCATTGGGTGCCGGGATGTATCGCAGTAGATGAACGCGGCAACGAGTGGCGCACTGTCGGAGGAACCGAACAGGCCGGGGCTGATCGTTGGGAGCCGATAAAGATAGTGGCCTAATGGGGCCAGCTGACCCATATTCCAGATAAGGACATCTTGGAAGATTACACAGACCGAGATGGCGAGCCATATGTTACGACGTCCTCTTGAACGGCAACACCTTGGCCCCGGCTTTCAGTCCATCCAGGTAATCGGCCCACAGTTGCATCATTTTTCGCCGTTCCTCGAGGTGGGTCGTTCGGTTGTAAGCGCGTCCGTTCGCATCCTTGACCTTATGGGAAAGCTGATGCTCGATATACTCGACACGGACGTACAGCACTTCATCAAGAATTGTTCTGGCCGTCGCGCGGAATCCATGGGCGGTCACCTGGTCTTTGTCATACCCAAGGGCTCGGAATGCTGCATTGACGGTGTTCGCGCTCATGGGAGTAGAGTTCGACCTGCAGCTGGGGAATAGATACTTGCACGATCCGGTCAGCGGTTTCAGCTCCTTTATTATGCTGATGGCCTGATCCGGGAGAGGAACGATATGATCTTGATCCATTTTCATCTTGGCAGCCGGAATAAGCCATATCTTTTCAGTGAAATTAAACTCAGGCCATTCGGCATGCCGGAGTTCCCCCGGCCTGACAAAAAGCATCGGTGTCAATTGGAGGGCGCACCTGACCGGGAAAGACCCTCCATACCCGTCGATCGTGCGGAGAACCCCGGCCAACTCTTTGGGATCTGTTATCGCCGGGAAGTGTTTGGTTACGGCCGGGGCAAAAGCCCCGCGGAGATCCACGGTAGGGTCACGGTGAGCCCGGCCGGTCCCGACAGCATACCGAAATACGGAACTGCAAATGATCTTGACCTTTCGCAAGGTTTCCCGGGCTCCGCGCTTCTCAATGCGCTGCAGGAGTTCCAGCATGGCGGGAGGGTTGTTCGAGAGGTCCATGGTCGATCGGTCTCCGATCCATGGGAAAACGTCCAGTTCCAGCCTTTCGATAATTTCGGCAGCATAGGATCCGGACCAGTTGCTTTTGAATTTCTCGTGCCACTCCCGAGCGACCAGTTCGAAGCCGTCTGATTTCGCCAGAAGCGCCTTTTCCAGGCGCTTGGCTTCGCCGGGGTCAATACCGTTGGCGAGTTTCTTCCGGGCCGAATCCCGGCGCTCTCGTGCTTCGACAAGGGATATTTCAGGGTAGGCACCCAATGACAGTAACTTTTCCTTTGGCTTGCCTGTTTTTTCATCCCGGCCAAACCGGTACTTGAGGCGCCAGAGTTTCCCGCCGGCAGGAGAAACGAACAGGTGCAGGCCGAGAGCATCGGTCAGTTTGTAGGCTTTTTCTTTTGGTTTTGCAGCATTGATCTTCGTAGCGGTCAGCATTTTGAGGGTTCCTTTCTGGGGGTATTTGTAGTATAATTGCAAAGCAGGGTAATAAATACCCTGAATTCTACCCCCAAAATGAGCGGAAGTCAACAAACAACAATGGACATCGGCGGACTGAAACAAATTAAATTTGACGGTTTTACAAGGAAATCTGGACGGAAGCGGACTACAACGTACTGTTAAATGGTGCCCCTGGGGTGATTCGAAAAGTGAAGGTAAGTATTTAAAATGTTGCGGTTTGCATAGGTGGCAATTTCATCGATACCGCCAAAGATACCCCCAAAAAAGCGGCTAAATAAGAATGGGTTCGGAGGCGGGTAATACACGGAGGTGTGCGACGCGTTTTTTGCGACCGCACGAGCGAATAGTTATGATTCGATTTTACAGAGCAAACGAAAAACCATACGGCCCATTCTCGAATTTATTCAGACGTACTTTTGAGTTTGAGGGACGGCAATTCCCGACAGCGGAACATGCATATCAATTCGGCAAAGCACGAAAGCCAGCGGTTCAGGAATGGCTGATGAACGCACCGTCTCCGTCATTGTTGGCAATGGCCGCACACGGTTTGTATTCGTGGGACATAGTACCAGGCTGGTCAAAAAACAAGGTAGGTCGAATGAAAGCGGTCGTGCTCGCAAAATTCACGCAGCATGAGGATCTACGGCAACTATTGGTTGCTACGGGCAATGAGGAGTTGGTAGAGGTAGGATCATCCGACACCCTACTAAATCGTTTTTGGGGGAAAGTAGAGCATCGGGGCCAGTTGGAAGGAATGAACATGCTCGGAACAATTCTGATGGAAACGCGGGATCAGTTACGTTGAATCATAACGCTGAGTTGAGCCGCTTCTTCGACTCGGACTAACTCCCCTCTGCCCCGCAGCGTAGCGGGGAGGGAGAAATTATAGCTATCGTGAAAGTGTGGTGATGTGAAATGAACGGGCATATGACTATTTGCAATTGTCCCCAATGCCAAAGTCAGAAAATGCTTTAACGGGGTATCGCATCCGTTACCACGATAACACTTATGCGAGGTATCTATGCTTCCTTGGAAAAAGACAATTGTTGTCTGTAAACAATGCCACAATGAAGTCAAGCGCGTCTGGATGGAATGGTGGGGCTGCGATACCTGCCATACCATGATGCATGAAAGCTGCACTGAAACCAGAGAGATTAATTATTCTATCTCATAACACTTATCTGCTCTTTTATGGGGTAGAAGGGAAAAAGATATACCAGCGAGATGGAGATTTTCGGAAAGAAATAGAATGGAAATTTGATAAAAAAGAAAATGAATATGTGCTTACAAAAAGGCACGTATCTATGACTAATTGCCCATTCTGCAATCTTGAACCAATAAGTAAGCCTCAGTTTTTTGCGAAAGAAGATACAGATGAAAGTTTTTGGGCCATAGTTTGCCTAAACTGTGAATATCACGGCCCCAAGGGGCGCACCGAACAGGAGGCTATAGCGAAATGGGATGCTCGATCAGAATCTTGAAACGGCTAAGAAGGCAATAAAGGACGCCCTCGCCAAGCTCGGGGAGTAAATATGATCCGTCTATTAAACTTCATTCTGCTCTGGTTTGTCGGGCTCCACTATGGCCCGGTCATGGGCGCCTGTGCCTGGGCCGGTGTGGTGGCGATCGAGAAGGCGGTAGCGGAAGTGCTGGCGCTGTAGGCTACAAGAATAAGTGGGAAACCTTGATCATGAAAATCAAATATGTATTCATTGATCTCATTCGCTGGATCGGGAAACAGGTCTGTCGAGTGAAGGGGCACAATTATTTTCATCCGGGGGGATTACACGCGACATGGTGTGCGTATACCTGCGTGCGGTGTGGCGAAACGGATAAACCCATCGAGAGTTTGCCGAGTCCACCGGAGGATGAATTTTTCGCAGACCCTTACGAAAATATGCCAGACGAATATGTCAATGCACAATACGAACAGGAACGGCGCTGGATTTCATGGGCTCCGCTTCCTCATTGGATTTAACGGGGTCGAGTTGAGGGGCGAAAGAGAGGGGCGGGAGTATGAGCGATGATTGCCAATTATGCGATGTTGAAAAAGAGTGTGTATATCCTTATAAGCCATGCGCTTGTGTCGGACAGCGTAAATTCATAGCTCATAATCCTGAGCCGACCGTAAGCCCTCTTTCTCAGTGCTGTGATGCTGTGGCGACTGCTGAGGGTGGCAAGCTATCACAGTACTACCTGTGTACTATGTGCGGGAAACCGTGTGATGTGAAGCTGAGTTGAGCGGCGGGGTTTTCACGCCCGGCTCGGACTTTTGGCTAGAAATTATTTCATTGGGAGGCAACGATGAGTTTAATTGTTTATTCTGTCGGTGGTACATGGTGGGATTCAATAGATAAAGTGGGATTCACCTCTGAGAAGCGGGAGCATAGATTGCCGTGTTGTCCGCTGTGCGGTTCTGTGCTTTATCAGATGGAAGAAAAAGATTGGTGGGCTGGAATTGACCGCATAGAAAAAGAAGTTCCCGGCTATAGAAAATTTTGGGAATGGCTCCAAGGAAAGTGTTTCAAGAATTTTGGTGATGCCTTGATGGAATATTCTAAGGTCGAGCCGAACTGGAAGATGCCAGAAGGATATTTCTAACGCCGTGTTGAGCGGCGCGGCCAAGGATTAACAACGGAGTGCGGCGCTTCACCGCGTCCGCTTCGAACACGAGGTTAGGCAAATGCTGGAACATGAGCGAAACAGAATAGAGGATTGCGGGTGCAGATATGACGCGCCGACAGGGGTTAATACGCACTGGTGCGACAAGCATGACACGGATGGCAAGAAGAAGCGCCTGCGGAAATTCGCGCAAGCGTGTCGCAAGAATGCCGGGCTGCCTGAACATGAAGAAGTTGATGCCTAACACCAAGCTGAAGGGCGGGGCCTTATCCCGCTCTAGTTAAACCACAAGGATGTAGCGACAAAATGAGGGGTGCGGTACGATAGGCGGCTACCCGTAATGACCGGACAGCAATGCACCGGATCGCCCAATAGGTGAGGACAACACACGCCAGCCCCACCCCTTGTGCAGTTAAACCACAAGGAGGCAGCATGTTGATTAAACCGACAGTAGGAAGAGTAGTTTGGTATTGGCCAGCAGGGGCAAAAGTCGAACAGCCGTTCGCGGCAACGGTGGCCTATGTTCATTCCGACCACATGGTAAACCTGTCCGTGATCGATGCAAACGGGCATCAGTTTCCAGCAATGTCCATTCCGCTTGTTCAGGATAACGAAGAAACGCCGGGGCTTCCGTACTGCTGCTGGATGCCGTATCAGAAGGGTCAGGCAGCGAAAACCGAAGTTCTCGAAAAGAAGCTGTCCGGAGAAGGCGTACCGGATCATCCGTCCGAAAAATAAACCGGGAAGCTGGTCATAAGGCGGCCAGCGCCCACTTCTACAGCAGCAACAGAAACATACATATAGCGTACGAGAAAAAGGAGAAAACAAACCATGACGAGCTTCAACAAAGTTATCCTGCTGGGCAATCTCACGCGCGATCCTGAAGTGCGCTATACCCCGAACGGGAGTGCCGTAGCGAGCTTCACCCTTGCGGTCAATAGGAAATACCGGCAGGGAGATGAGACCAAGGAAGAGGTGTCGTTTATCGACTGCGTGGCATTCGGGAAGACAGCGGAAATACTCGGACAGTATGTGAATAAGGGTGATGCGCTTCTTGTTGAAGGACGGCTTGCCCAGCGCCGTTGGGACGATAAGGAAACAGGCCAGAAGCGTAGCAAGGTTGAGGTGCATATCCAGAGTTTCACCTTCATGCCAAAACGGTCAGGTTCCGCCGGCCAGGGCCAGGGAGCGCCGGAGCCCGAGCCGCCCGTATCAGAGGACGACATACCTTTTAATGTTGAGGGTGCATGAAAACCTCGTTAAAAACATGCAATGCGTGAAAGGATAAACATGAAATATATCGAATCGGAAGACGGGATTCTTATTAAAAGTTGGTGCAACGAACTGGAAGAAGGAGCAATCAAACAGGCGAGGAAGCTTGCGCGTCTCCCATTCGCTCGTATGCAGATATGCTTGATGCCCGATACGCATGAGGGCTATGGCATGCCGATCGGTGGGATATTGGCAACCGAGGGTGTCATAATCCCCTATGCCGTGGGCGTGGATATTGGCTGCGGCATGACCGCAATGCGGACGAGCCTGACAGAAATCACTACGGATCAGATTAAAGCCGTGCTCGGCGGATCCAAGGAAAACAAGGGCGGTATCCGGGCCGCTATACCTGTAGGATTCGGCAAGCACAGTAAAAGGCAGGATGAAGGTTTGATGCCAGAAACTGCACGACTGGCATGGCTTACAGAGAAAAGCATTGTCCACAGGGAATGGGGGAACGCCCTGCACTCTCTCGGGACGCTCGGCGGAGGCAACCACTTTATTGAGATCCAGAAGGGAAGCGACGGCCATATCTGGGTCATGCTGCATTCTGGCAGCCGGAATCTCGGGAAGAAGGTGTGCGACCACTATAACAAGATTGCAGTTGACCTTAACCAAAAATGGCATACTTCCGTGCCGAAAAACTGGCAACTTGCTTTTCTCCCACTGGATACAGATGAAGGGCAGGCATATCTTGCCGAGATGAAGTATTGCGTTGATTTTGCACAAGCAAGCAGGGAACTCATGATGGGAAGAATTGGAGCAGCCTTTATTGAGGCATTGGGCGGGAAGGTGTCGTTTGGCGACGATACTTATTACGGTATCACGGTCAATATCGCCCACAACTACGCCCGCATGGAAAACCATTTCGGCAAGAACGTTATGATCCACCGGAAAGGTGCCACGTCTGCCCGTGATGGAGAGATTGGCATTATTCCCGGATCGCAAGGAACGTCCAGCTATATTGTCCGCGGCAAGGGGTGCAAGGATAGTTTTGAATCATGTTCCCACGGCGCTGGCAGGAAGATGAGCCGGACCCGGGCCGAGAATGAACTAAACCTTGAGGAAGAAAAAAAGCGCATGGATGATCAAGGGATTATCCATGGAATAAGGACCGCAAAAGACCTTGACGAAGCCCCTGGGTCATATAAGGATATCGATGTCGTGATGGCAGAGCAGGCCGACCTTGTCGGAATTATGGTGAAACTCACGCCACTGGCAGTAGTGAAAGGATAATGCAAGTTTGAGTGGCAAGGATAAAACCATGAGACGACCATTTAAAAATCCAGTGAAGCAAGCGGAAGACATGCAAAGAACGGAAGAAGAAGACCGCTCGAAACTTTTGTTATCGGGCGCGACCTCGTGGGATGAAGCCGCTTTGAATCTCCTTTGTGAATTAACGGGTGGCCCCGAAGGTGTGGAAACGGGACGGTCCATCAGCACGAAAGAGCGGATCGAAATTATCAAAAAGTATTTGAAGGAAGCCTGCGACATAGGCAAGGGTAAATTAACCCGATAACCATGCACAAAGACAGCGTACTCGCTTCATTCCACGTAGACGCCAGCGATCCGGAAATGATCAAGATTTCCGAGGACATGATGGGGAAGTCGATAACCCGATACCTCAACCTGAGAGAACAGGCTGTCAGGGATGCTCTGATCAAGGCAGGATGGACCCCGCCCGGCGGCCTTCCCTCTTCCTTTGTCGATATCGCGCGGGAAGCCCTCGAGAGGATCTCCGGAGATATTTACTGCATGGGCTCGGGGTGCGTTTATTGCGAAAACAGCACAGTGCATCCACTTACTTGGGCTGGCACAGAGGCTCAGAAAGCACTGGATAGGATGAAGAAAGGGTAGCAATGTTTAAAGCGATAGAGATTGACATAACAGATCTATGGAGCAGAGGTTCGCTCATCACAGGCGACACTGTTCAAATTGCAAGCATTCCTGCCGGGAGTACACTAACCCATGTTCAATATCCGTATTCTCGGTTGCGTGATCGCCGCATTTACTGCGGGGTCTCATATTCGATTCCTGGGTCTGAAAACATAACTTTTAGAGTTGCAACGAGAGAGGAATATCGAGAGGCTTTCTGGCCTGAAGAAAAGATTACGATTAGATTATAACGGGGCGTGGCGCAGATGGTAGCGCGTCTGCTTTGGGAGCAGAAAGCCGGAGGTTCAAATCCTCTCGCCCCGACCATTTTCACAGGAATAGAATTATGTCGCCAAAACAACTATTTATCGCAGGATACAAAGCGGCTGCTAACAACAGAAAAGTCTCGGTCAAAGAGATCGATGCGGCGTGGAATAAATATGCCGATCGGGTGCTTCTCAGGACCATCAGGAATCGATGATTTTCACCCTTGACTATTCTCATACTTTCTTGATATGATTTGAGGTATCTATGGAATTCGACGACGAATCAAAACAACTGTGGGAAGACTTCCGGAAGGTGCCGGAGAAATATCATTCTAACAAACTGCTTGAAATTAAAAAAATTCAAGGCATGCTCGGCCCTGCAAAAATTGAAGTTTTCTCGGGAAAGCCCCCTGAAGAAGTAAACGATGGTGATGATCGGTTCTGGGGCAAAAGCATGCCCGAGATGCCTGATTTCATCAGGGAGCGTCTTGAGCAAATAATAGAAGAAGAAACGGAAGGAGAAAACCTATGAAACACATTCTTATCGCTTTATCAATGCTTCTCTGCAGCCAGGCAGCTTATTCCGATACCCTTCTTATATTTCAGGACGGCAGTGCGGCCGTGTGGCAGAAACACTATGAAAAGGGAGCGCAGATCTGCACCATAAAAGCAATTGGGTTCGAAGACTGTGCTGATAAATCCTTCATTGTCTCCATGCGGGAAGTGGAGCCCGGAACAAATGCTCAGGAATACGGCGGGGCCGCAACCGGACTGGCCTCAATGTCGGACAATATGTGGGCCGCTCAGTACGATGAAAATGCCGAGAAAAACAGAAAACTCCGGAACGATGCCGATGACCGGGCGCGCGCTCGCCAGCATGCACAAAATGTGAAAAAATATGGATCCGACCGGGCCGACCAAATAAAGCTCGAAGGGAATTCTGTCGCCACTACCGGGAAAGCACCCTCCAAGTCCAGCATTGTGGATACTCCCCTGTCAGCGCAGCGGTACAGGGTGAGGTAATTACAGCATTACCTTTTCGCAAGAATGTAATTGATAATTGCGGATATTCAGTTTAATCAAACCCATCTCGACCGGTGCGTATCCGGCTGTCTCGGCATATGTTATCGGTTCAATCGTTGCAAGGCTGTCGTTTGGATAATCCTCTCCCATCAAAAACTGCTTGAGAAATCCCCCATTGCATCCATACCAACGAAGATCCGGGTGGATATACCCCGCATCTGGCTGTTTTGTGTATGCCTTATCAATGTGTTTCCCAGATGCTGTAAGATAAAGCATATCTGCCGGCTTCCTCAATACTACCTTATGGAAATGACCGCACCCCATATAGTGAGCGTTATGAAGAGGAGCGAGAAGTTTTTTCAGCATGGCCTCGGTATTGGCGATCTGTTGCCCGGCATCTCCTGCCGTGCTGTTCAACGCCTTTTTGTTTGGCCCGTGGGTCCAAAGCGCATTCCACCTTTGAATACCTGCCTTATCACTGAAATTGACAATGCTGGTCCAGGAACCATAAGCATTGATGCGTCCTAGACCTTTACAGATTGCAAACGTCATATTCATAGATCTGATTTTTTTCTCGTGGTTTCCCATGTTCATGAGAAGCAGGTTTTTTGCAATCGGCATAAATGTTTCAACGACTGACTCAACCTGACGGTCTGCGGTTGGAGTAGTGTGCTGATCCTGTTCATACCGAGGGTCGTCCACCATGATGCTTTCTGCGGCATCTCCCGTGTGTACCCAGAGGCTTTTCTTATCATTCTTGATGATATAGAGAGCCTCTTGAATTTTGCTCTTTGACTGCGCAATCGTCCCCTCGTGTGTATCACCGATTTGGTAGATACTGCCGTCTTTCCACGGCAACTGCAGGTTTATGACCGGCATAGTTTTTTGGCGCCCGGATTTTTGATCTACAAGAGAAACAACTTACTTTACCCTCATCTGCCCCACCTGGTTCAAGGTCAAGTTGTACGCCGCAGCAAACACATCGTCCGGTTTCGCGCCACTCCTTTCGTTTGGGTTTGAGATATTTTTGGATGCTAATTCTCTGGCTTTTCAAATGACCAGCGCACCGACTGAAAGGATACTTCGCCCTTCTATGACAAAAAGTGCAAAGTTCTTTTGCCCTGTGCTCTCTTTTGTGTTGAGTGTTCATAATGGTCGTGATATGGGAAATCGCTCATATCGTCGTGCCTTACGAAATCCACTTCTTCATCATCATAGAAATCCATAGGGTCCATAGACCCTCCCGCCGATCACTCGGCAGCTACCACTCGCCATGAATGCCTACTCCACCGACCAAGACATTCTGACCGGCAGAAGAGGCGAACACTCCTTCCAGCGAGCCATACCAGTTCCCCACCCTTACAAATGTCCATCCAGCGTCAACAGCAAATCCATGCCCCATGACGGCGCCAGCCCGGATTCTATTCTCAAACCCGAACAGCGAAACGGGCAATTGTTTTGCCACGATACGGCTTTCGCCGGTCTGTAGGTTTATGATCGATGCGCACTCGGTCTTCCCGCGGTACGGTTCAATAATCCCGATGGCGGTCAATTGCTGGTTCGGGTTGTTATTGAACCAATTAGGCCATTGTTTCTCAATGACTGTTTTGGTGATAACCGTAACGAGACATTCTTGCGTAGGCATCTTTTGCTTGGGGGCTTTCTTGTACGGTTTGGGTACCGGGACTTCGACGTATTCCGGTTGCCCTTGGGGAGAAGGTTTTGGGTGGTACCATGCCCAAAGAGCAGCGCTGGCAATTACCAGAACGAGTAATCCAAAGACATAACCAATCACCTTGTTAAACATCTCCTGCCTCCTGTATTTTTGTGACTTTTGATTGTTTGGTCGCCTGATACTGGTCCCAGCCTTTTTTGCCAACATAAATAGTCAGGGCCGTGCAATAGGCTGTGACAATACCGCTGTCCATGGGTTTCTTGTTTCCGTGATATTGAGCGTACCATCCCATTGCAATGATATTCACGGTAAATGCCCACATGAGCAGTTCGCCCTTGGCGAGAAACAGGGCTGTTTTCATAAGCCAACTGACAAAAAACTGTTTCATGCTTTCCCCCTTTCCCTCTCCCAGGCATCGAGCGAGTTTGCGATAATTTCCGCAACCGTTTGCAGGTTGTGCAAGAGATATTCCTGGTCCTTCGGATTGTCGATAAACCCGATCTCCAGAAGAGTTGCCGGCGTGTTCTCGCTGTCATCGAGAACCGTCAGGCGTTTTTTGAGTTGGTTGATGTCCTGAAACACCCCCCGGTCCTTCATGCCGGTCATTTGGGCAAGAGGCTTTTGGACGGCCAGGGCCAGCGGGTAGTCAAGATCGTCCCGGTAGAATGCCTCTACCCCATGTGAATTATGCGACACAGAGGCATTGCAGTGAACCGAGATAAAGGCATCCGGCCGGAACCGGGATATCATTGCCTTGCGCTGGGCCAAGGAGATGTCGATATCCCGTTCCCGGGTCAGCAGAAAGTCATGGCCTTTTTCGCGCATCAGGTTGGCGACCATCAGCATGACTTCAAGATTGATATCCTCTTCTTCTATTTCATCGCCCTTAACTGCCACATCCGGGTCGAATACTGCGCCCGGCTTGTCTCCGCCGTGACCGGGATCTCCTACGAATTTCGCCATTGGTTTTCTCCTTTCGTGTTGAAAATAAAAAAAGCCGACCAGATATCTTTCGATATCCAATCGGCTTCTGCTGTGCAGGTGGTCCGCGTTATCTATTCAGTTTTTAAACGGGGCCAAGGCTCTCAGTTGCATCCGGATTTTCGTTTCCGCTATTGGTACTCCTACTCCCGGTCCCCTATCCTTGCAGCCCCGCGTTACTACTCCGTAGCCCTCTCGTATTTCAGCATTCGCTTGTCCGGACGGTGCTTTCTTGAGATGGACTGCCTCAAACTATCAAAGGTGATCAGCGGTACCGCCCCTCGCAATTTCGCCACATTACGGTTAAATTCCCGGATCTTCTTCTTTACCTTTATACGCTGTTCTGAGGTTTTTGCAAGCGCGAATTCATCGTAGATCGCTTCTTTCTTCTCCCCGTAGTAGATGACCAAATTCCGCAGTTCTGACTGTTTGGCCTGAGAGGTCGACACCTTGTCCGGTCGAAGACCGAAGAACTGGCCGGCAGCTTCCCCGGTGCTGAGTTTCATCGGTTTGCCGTCCTCATCGTAGATGATCCTGCCTGTCGGAGTGGTTGCGGTTTCATTCGCCATGCGGTACGCCTTCAGAGCGTTTTCGAGGAATAACGGGCTCCACTGCTCAATTGCGCGTTCCATGTCTCCGCGGTTAAACGACTTCGCTCCCCGGGAGAGCTTTTCCAGCAGTCCGCCATACACGCCGGTTGCCGTCTCGGAAACCCCTTCCTTGAACGGAATCGAGGTCTTGAGCGTTCCGGACATATCGAATCCGACCAGGGCCGGGAGTCCATGCATGCCGAAGGTTTCAAGGGTTTCCCCGCCGATGGCCCTCATGATCTTCCGGGCGTCCGCACGCGCTGTGATTCCAAGTTCCTTTTCGAGGATCGCCATCAGGTCATCCCACCAGGGAATTGAGGTCATGCCGCCGAATACCGTGAGCCAGGCGAGGCTCCGAAGGACGGTCATGGCGCCTTCCTTCCCGCTGCCGGTCCTGAACCCGTCGATCAGGGATAGGGTAAAGTTGTGGGTGAAGGAGTTGAACGTATACGCCATGTTGATCAGAGCATGCCCCGGGGTGGCGCCGGCAGCAAGTTCTGGCTTGTTCGCCCTCCCCATCTGGAAGTGGGTATCGTTCACAAAGTCCTTTGCCCGTTTCGAGGCTGACTCATCGAAACCCTTCTCTCCGATATTACGTTTATTTTCAAATACCCGGTAAGCCGCAAGGAATGCTGATTTCCGGTTGAAATTCTCCATCGCGAAGAACGGGATGCCCAACCATCGGTTGAAGGTCGCCAATTTCCCCTTGGTGTAGCCCTCCACCTGACCGGAGATATCTTCCATGAATTTCGCGTGATCCAGCCCTTTATCGTGGAATTCCTGTAAAGCCGCCTGTTCGTCAGGGGGAAGTTGAGAAACACGCGCCTTCGTTGCTACGTCGGCCATGGCTTGACCGTACTTCCGGGTCGCGCCCTTGGTGTAGCGTGAGAGTTGGGGAATGCCTGTAACGAAGTTCTGCGTAAACTGGACGGGCACCATTGACAATTTGCCCGTAATATACATGAAGAACGCCACTGCCTTTGCTTTCCCGACCTTCCGGTCAAGCGCGGTCTGGTTGCGCGTCAGGTTTTTGACATAGTTCTGGGCGAAGGCGTAAAGCTCCTTCTTCTTCGGATCCATCTTCTTGAGGGCCTGGGCGTAATGGTATGCCGCTTCCATCTTGGTCAGGGATCCGGCAAGACCGCTCATGTAGTCGACGAAAGCTTTATCGAGGTTTTCCGTCTGGTAACCGCCTACCCATGTCTCGCTCCGGTGGATGGCGTGGCGCTCCCAGCCACGAGCCCGGAGGTCGTCCGTTACCGTCTGGAACAGAGCATCCCGGAGTTTCAGGGCGTCCTCGTGGTCGACACCCTTTTGCTCCGCCCTCTTCAGGCTGTTTTCAATGAACCTCTCTACCGCAGCCTCGTTGATTGCCTGATAGATTTCCTCCGGGGTCTGTTTGTCCACATAATCCGTGACCGTCATGTTCGGGAACTTCTGTCTCAGGCGCATCAGGTTGGCGGTGCCTTCTGCTTTCGTGGTGGCTCTTTCCGACCAGATGAGTTTACCCTTCCAGTTTCCCTGATACCCTTCCGGCCTAGGGATGCTCGGATCGTGGACGTCGACCACATACTCCCCTTCTCTCTGATGGGGCACGTAGAACTTGATCCTGCCGATCTGCCTGCGGAGTCGGGCAATCTCGGTTCTCCCAAATATCACGTTCCGTACCGCCTCCTTGAACGCTCGAGCTTCATCGCTGGGGATGTTGGATATGGCATCCTTCAGGGCATTAACTCTGTTTTTCCCGCCCTTTTTGGATACGACTTCCTTGAGCCATCCAAACCACGGCTTATCTTGATAAGGGAGCATGTTCATCTTTTCCAGCCACTTCATCCGGGTTTCGAGGGCCGTGTCCATGGCCCTCTTCCAGGAGTAATAGGCTGATTTTTCATCCGAGGAAAGTCCGGTCAGTTCATCCGGTTTCAGCACCCGGTTTTCCTTATCACTCTGGAGCAGGAATGCCTCGACCTTCTGCTTGGATTCCTTCGAGAGAGCAAGGAATTCGTGCATTGCGCCGTCGTTCTTTTTGAGGGTGGCGCCGAGCAGGTTCCCGCGGATCTCGTCCCGGTTCTCCTGCCGGATTTCCTCGACGTCCATAACCCGGTCGAAGTCCGTGAACTTCTTGGCTATCCAGTGGGGGAGGCCGAATATCCGCTCAACCCACGAAAGGTCTCCATCCTGAAACGCCTTGCGGTAGACTCCGTAGTATTCCTTTGGATTGCTGGCAATCTCAAGGAATGTGTTGCGCTCGGGCCTGGCGCTGAAGGGCGTCAGGTTCTCGGTGATCGCGCTGGCGGCCTTGGCGCCCCGGACCTTGGAGTAGCGGATATCGGGATCATTCTTCCCAAAATCGCCGCTATTGCCATACGCAGATTTTACCTGCTCCGGCATAAAGGCAATCCAACTGTCCTTTGCATCGGGGAAATTTTCAATGAATTCCTGATCGGTCATTGCGTCAATTTCATCACCGCTGAATCCATCCGGACCGAATACGTCAACTCCTTCTCGGCGGTTTGTATAAACTACTCCATCATACCCTTTTGACTCGATTACACTGCGCACATACGTCATCGGCAAATTGTAGATATCAGCACCGCCAGATTCTTTCTCGATTTCCTTGATTTCTTTTTCCGAGATAATCTTTTTGTCAATTAGTTGGGGCATGACATACTCAGAGCTAAATCCGCCCTTATCTTCCAGGCGAAGCGGTTTTTTGATACTAGCAAACACAGGCAGTATCCTGCCTGCATCCCTATTTGATGCAATCGTGTCGGCCTGCTCTTTGGTCCCGAGGTGAATTCCAAGGTCTCCCAGTTCCGGCCGGAATTCGGTGAAGGACTCTTCTGTGCCGTGATAGAGTATTTCCGGCTTCCCTTGGCTATCGACTACCTGACTTCCGCGGAACCATTTTTTGAAGTTCGGGCTATCGATAACTTCTTTAACTCGTTTCTTCGAATATCGTATATCCGGGTTCTCGGGGGAGAAGTCGCCGGAGTTGCCGGTTGCGGATTTGATTTGGGTGGGAGAAAAAACGAGATATTCAACGATCCCTCCATCCATATCTATGCCGACAACGCCATCGTATCCATCCTGCCTTATTTCGTTTACCTTTGCATCACTGATAAAAAATGATTCTTCAATATGTACTGTTTTAGGGTTCTGTAAACTCAGATACACTTCCATTACTTGCGGTTTACCAGTTCTGCCGTGTGCTTCATGTTTGGGCGAATTTGCAGACTCCATTGCCATCTTTCGGTTGGGAGAAAAATAGAAAGCAGCATAACCCTTATCGCCTAGAAGTTTGAACTCTGTAAAATCTTCTCGTGTACCATGGAAAACTGTTAGCGGCTCACTCCCCGGATTCCCGTCCACGGTGACGACACTTTTGCCGAACCATTTTTTGAAGGCTGGGGTATCGGTGATCTTCTGAGTGCGTGATTCCGCAACCCCTCCCCCTCTCCTGGCAATCCTCTCTTCTCCGGGCTCCAGGTCGGTCCTCTCGTAAGGAGTGCCCATCCTTTCCGCGTCGGTCATATCGGAGCGGGCAGCGGTGCGGCGGGCTTCTTCCTCGCCGGCGAGACGGCGGTACTTTTTG